TTACCGCCCGGTCGGGGGGCGTGCGGGGAGGGTATACCCCCCTGGGGTACCCCAGCTACCTGCCGGCACCCCCGGTGACCTGGGGATTTGCCCTGCCCGGGCAAACCCTGTGCCCCGTGTGCCCTGTGCTGCCTGTGCCCGGCAGGGCCCTGCCCTGCCCTGTGCGACTGCAGGGGCCCTGCCCCTGCCCCCTGTGCCTGCCCTGCCTGCCCCCCCCCCTAGCGGGGGGCCCTGCCTGCCCCCTGCCTGCCTGCCCTGCCCCTGTGCCCCTGCCTGCCCCACAGGGGCCCTGCCACAGGGGGCCTGCCCTGCAGGGCCTGCCCCTGCCCACAGGGGGCCCTCTCCGGGGGCCCTGTGTGTACGGTTTCGGGCCCGAATCGGCCCGTTCGCGGATTGGATCGAGTCCAATTTCGAGTGAATCTTCGCAGCTCAGAGCGCATTTCACGACATATGCAGAAATTCGCATGGGAAAAATCTTGCAACGCTTCTACCTGCGGGTTTGTACGGTGTCACATTTCTGACCTGCGAAAACACCCGATTTGACCGTGGTTTGGGTTCTGCTAGCGTGTTCGGTGTCAAGCAAACGAGCGACCGAGAGGAGCCCCCCGAACGAACCACCCGAGCGCCACGTAGGCGCGATTCATCTCGCGACGGACCGAGTTACGAGTCCCACAACATGATCCAAGGCAGTCCGCGATCACGCCCGGAGAAACGAACCGTCTGCCCACGAGGGGAACCACAGGCGCTAGGTAGATCGGAAACGCACGCGGGGATCAGTCAAAGCAGACCAGCGAACATACTCGCTACCCGAGCGGGGCCTGAGAGGGGACCACGCGATGACCGGGCGAGACAAACGCGGCGACAATCGGCGAACGGCACGGCGGTCGTAGGGAACATAGCTGGGGCACTGCAACGGTCGGATTCAACCGAGTACCGGCTTAGCAACCGGCGGGTGCAACTCCCGGTCCGACCGCGCAAGACATGACAACCAAGCAACCGAGAGGACATGAGACATGGCCGAAATCAAGTTCAGCGACATGATGGCTCACCTGGAAGACATGCAGGAACAGGTCCGCAAAGGCAACGCGGCGATCATCGCGCTCGATGCCCTGCGGGAAGACATCGCAGACCTGCGGGACCACCTGCAGGCCTACTGCCACAGCTACCGGTCCGAGGCCTTGCGAACCAAGCACGGTGAGGACCACAAGCGTTGGTGCCAAGGCAAGGCACAGGCTTTCGAGCTCGCGGCGAGCAAGCTGCATGAGCTGATCAGCGACGGCACCGAGTAACCTACTGCCCGAAATTAGACACCGTACACAGAGAGGATTCTCCCGATGACCAGCCACGACAGCATCCTTCGGACCAAGGCAGGCACGACCACGCGGACCGTGGTCGACCGGATCATGCGAGTGTTCGCCCGAGCCACCGAGCAAGACATCCTCGATGGCAAGGGTTGGTACACCGAGGCCCAAGCGGTCGCCCGCGAGCTGGCCGAGAATGCAGACATCAGCGTCACGGCGGCTGCTGCAGTCATCGCCCACCTGAGCCCGCGTTGCCCGTGGGAACGGAACATCGCGATGGCTCGCGAGCTGGTCTACACCGGAGATACCAAGGGCCTGCGAGGCAACATCCGCAAGGCACAGCGTGCGATGGTCGCGGATGACCCGATGAGCACGTTCGGCAAGGGACCGAAGACCAAAGCGTTCGCGGCCAACATCCTGGGGGATGAGCACGCGGTCACGGTCGACGTCTGGGCCGCGCGTATCGCAGGCATCACCGAGGAACAGCTCGGTCGGGTCGGGGTGTACGAAGCTGTCGCCCACGCCTACCGGCTCGCGGCCAAGCGGGCAGGCATCACGCCCGCGCAGATGCAAGCCATCACCTGGGTCGTCATCCGAGGCAAGGCTCGCTGAAATTGGACACCGTCCAGTCGGGAGGGGAGCACGCTGGTCACCCGGCCAGCGTGTTGCCTGCTCAACTGAGCGATCACCGAGACATGAGAGGAACCGAGACATGAAGCGAGACACCATCGTCCAGATCACCGGCAAGTCTTCGTCGGGCAGCCCGCACGGTCTGCTGGTGGAGGCCGAGCCCACCGGAGGCTTGCGCTTCACCGTCACCGGCCACGACGGCAAGAAACGGCACGCCGCCGTGATCCTGCCCGAGGCCGAGGTTTCGGCCGCGCTGGTCTCGATCATCGACCACCTGACCGGGGAGAAGTGATGGACGCCGAGCTCATGGTGAGCTTCCGGCGAGTTCGGAGGCTTCAGCGCAGCGCGTGGCAACGGCCACGGCAGGACCCCCCACAACGCACAGAGAGGACCAAGGCATGAGCGAGACCATCGGACTGCTACTCGTCGGCGCGAGCCTGTTCGGGCTCGGCGCGGCTGTCGGAGGTGCCATCGAGCACCGAGACCCGTTCTCGCAACGAGACTTCGTCTGCCAGGAAGACGAGGTGCTCGGCTATGCACCACAGTTCGGGCCCGACCGCGTCGGCTGCATCCACGTCGAAGACATCACCCGTTAGACCTCGAAGGACACCAGGCACATGGACATCCGCAAAGCCATCATCCCGCACGCCAGCGTCGACCAGCAGGGCCGAGCCTTGGCCCTGGTCCTGACCCCCGACCGCTGGGAGTACGTGCCCCACACCGAGCTCGATCTCTGAGGCACGGAGGCGAGCGCCCTGTCACGGCAGGGCGTTGGCTGCTGTACCTGAGACATCACCCGACCAGAGAGGAACAGAGACATGACCATCACCAGCTACAAGGGCCGCATGATCACCGACAACACCGTGGTCTTCGCCTACCGCAACCTGCACAAGGCACAGTGGTCGCTGAAAGCCATGACCGGACCGCACAAGGGCAAGGTCATCGGCCACGCCGACGAGGTTTCGCTGATGGGCGCGGAGTTCAAGGTGTCGGAGGCAGGACGCCGGCGAGTCTTGGCCGAGAAGAAGAAGAACGTCCACGCAGGCGTCGTGGGCCTGATCGCCCTGCCGCCCGCCAACGCCTGGGATGACCAAGACTTCGACCCCGAGGCTTGGTACGACGGCCTGCCCGCAGGCGTGGGGCACCGCAAGCTCAAGGTGTCGTACAACCCGTACCGCGCTGGAGCTTTCATGGTCGGAGACGAGCCCGTCCGCGTGGCCGACGTGGTGCAGCTCGCCAGCGACGGCAAGGCCTACATCTACGGCACCGTGAACTGAAACTTGACACCGTACATTCAGCCTTGAGACGATCAGGGCCCGACAACGAGGAGGCATCGTGGACACCATTCTCAAAGCCATCGACCTTGTCCGGCCCTTCACTCAGGGCTGGGCGGTCAAATCCACCTGGGAGATCGAGGCATACAAGCGACTGGTCGACGGGCTGTACAACGAGACACCCGAGGCCATCGCGTTCGCACGCGAGGTCATCGACCGCATGACCAAGGGGTGAATTGTGACACCGTACAGCCGCAAGGCATCGCCCGAGCAGCTACAGGCTCGGCTGGACCTGCGCCGCTCGAACGCGGCGCGACCGCACAAGAACAAGGCACGGGCCGCGAAGCGTCCCGGCAAAGGCAACCGCAAGGCATGGAAACGAGAGGAGCTTCGGTGACCCGACACATGACGCAGATGCAGGCCCACCAGATCACCACAGGCTTGATCCGGACGCACGGCCTGACCGGCTGGACGGTGAAGTACGACCGGGCCAAGCGTCGAGCGGGCCAGTGCAACCACAGCCTTCGCACCATCAGCCTGTCGCTGCACCTGATGAGGCTTCGCACTTACGACGAGACGCTGAACACGATCACGCATGAGATCGCCCACGCGCTGGTCGGTCCGAGGCATGGTCACGACGCGGTCTGGCGGCGCAAGCACCGCGAGCTCGGCGGCGATGGCAAGCGTTGCTTCGAGCTCGAAGGCATCGACCCCACGGCACCGTGGATCGGGGAGTGCAGCCACGGCAAGCAGTGGGCGAGGTATCGCCGCCCGAAGAGGCTTGAGGGTTGGCGGTGCAGATGCGCCGGCGGTCCTTCGCCTGTGGTCTGGAGGCATCGTTCGCAGAGGCGGGCCGCATGAGTCGGCCCGTCCTGCTGGACCTGTTCTGCGGCGCTGGTGGGGCCGCGATGGGCTATCACCGCGCAGGTTTCGACGTGGTCGGCGTCGACATCAACCCGCAGCCGAACTACCCGTTCGAGTTCCACCAGACCGACGCGCTGTTCTTCCTGCGGAGGCATGGTCGGAGGTTTGACGCTGTCCACGCGAGCCCGCCGTGCCAGTCGAGCTCGGCGCTGACCAAAGGCACCAACAAGGGCCGCGAGTACCCGGACCTGATCCCGGACACCCGAGAAGCCTTGGCCGAGTTGGAGGTTCCGACGATCATCGAGAACGTCCAGGGGGCCCAGATGAGGCGTGATCTGACGCTGTGCGGCGAGTACTTCGGCCTGGGCGTGATCAGGCATCGCTACTTCGAGCTGGCCGGGGCCCACGTCCCGCAGCCCGCGCACATCAAGCACCGTGGCCGCGTGGCCGGGTACCGCCACGGCAAGTGGTACGACGGCCCGTACTTCGCCGTGTACGGCGACGGTGGAGGCAAGGGCACGCTCGAACAGTGGCAGAAAGCTATGGGCATCGACTGGATGACCAGCAAGAAGGAGCTGGCCGAGGCGATCCCGCCCGTGTACACCGAGTACATCGGCAAGTTCGTAATCGGTCAACTCGATACTTGACACCGTACCGACAGTAGTTCATACTCGAAGGCATGACACGGAGATGAGATACCGCAGGGGCCCAAAGCCCCTGGTCTGGTCAAGTCCCGGAGGCAGCAGCGGACACAGCCGTCGCGAGGTATCGCGGGGGATGGACGTGCGACGGCGACAGCCTCAAGTCTTCATCCGCGTGAGTGCGGAGGCGAGCGTGCTGGGCTCGGGCCCAGTGCGTTGGCTGCTGACACTCACACGATCAACCGAGAGGAGCCATCATGGCTTACAACCGCCGTGGCCGCTACGCCCGTCGTCAGTCGGGCTCGCGCTGGATGAACCTGCACTTCGCAGGCATGTGCAAGATGTGCGGCAACGAGATTCGAGCCGGTCAGCGTGCGTACTGGGACGCCCGCAACCGCAACATCACCTGCACCCAGATCGAGTGCGCCAAGGCCGATGGCCTGACCAAGCAGGAGTGGAAGGGTTCGCCGGTTAGCGGCCAGTTCGTCGACGTGCTGGCCGAGACCCGGATCGGGCCCGCCGCCGTGCCGAACTACCGGCCCGCACCGAGGGTTCACACCGTGCGCCTGAACAGCGGAGCGGTCCTGTCCGTCAACGCGAACGGACGCTGCGAGGACGCGCCCTGCTGCGGTTGCTGCACGTAATTTGCGACACCGTACAGACGAGAGGACAACCAGGCATGAGCAACATCCACCGAGAGGATTGGTACACCGGCGTGGACGACGAGTTCAACGTCGGTGATCCACGTCAGAAGACACCGCGTTGGCTGACCAACGCGATCAACGGGCCCGAGTACTACCGCGACCGCAAGTACTCGCGACGGAGGTATCGCCGTTGAGAGCCTTCATCTACGCGCTGCTCGTCGCAGCAGCGTTCACCGGCCTGGCCCTGTTCACATCGGGCCCCGCCGAGGCCGCGCCATCGAGCGCGTGCCTGGCACATCTGGCCGACAAACAAACACACACCACGCCCGCCGCTGACCGGAGGTACCACCTCCAGCGCGGCGAGCCTTCGCCCTGCTCGGAGCAAGACGCGCAGGGAGGGGAGGAGTCGCCGGCGTCTCCCGTCCAAAGGGATGACCAGGACAAGCGCGACGGCGGCAAGTCCCGCTTCTGCCGCAAGCACTGGTTCTGCTGAGAGGAGTCCCGATGAGGCTCAACGCCGGATCACCGGGCGGCTGGACCGTCCGGAACCACACCCGTGGCCGCAAGGATGCGGCCCGCCGCAAGAGGCAAGAGGCCAAGCGGATCGAACAAGCGATGCGTCGTGTCGACGCCCGTTCCCGAGAAGAGAGGAAAGACAATGGGAGCACTGCTGATTGACCGGGACCTCGACCGCAAGATCGAGGGCAAGCGTAGCTGGATCGCCCAGCTCGAAGACGCGCTGAACCGTGCCAAGGCTCAGCTCGAAGAGCTGCTGAGCGTGCCGCAGGAGCCCGCTGAAGGCTCGGTGATCAAGTTCCGCAAGTTCAACCAGGCGTACACCTTCGCCGCGCTGCGGATCGGTGACCGCTGGTTCGTGACGCAGGACGGCAGCCGCTCGTCGCGTCAGGGCTACAGCCCGAAGACGTGGGAGCAGCTTCTCGTCTGGATCGGGGAGCGGAACTGGTCGACCATCGAGGTTCTGTCTTGACCCGAAAGGCCAAGTGCCGCAACTGCGCCTGGGAGACCCGCGCCAACACGGCGCGGGCTCTCGGGATCGCGGTGCGCGTCCATGAACTGACCGGTCATCGAGTCAAGATCAAGGAGGCCTAGTGGAGTTCGTCTTCGGAGGCATGAGGTTCCAGTGCCTGCATCTGCCCACGCAGAACCGTGTGCAGCTCTGGCTGCGCCACCACACGCAGCAGTGGGAGTTCGGCCACGCCAAGCCGGTGCCGGAAGGCATGGACCCGGCCACGGTCGCGAACATCATGCGCCAGTTCATCGTGGGCGAGATCGACCACGCCGAGTACAACCGCATCCTGCCCGGATAGGAGGCTTGACAAGTGGACATCGAAGAGATGGACCTCGATGACCTGATCGAGTACGAAGAGGAATTGGAGGACCGCGCCCAGAGCGATGACCCGGACGACGCTCTGGAGGCCGCGATGGAGCTGGAGAACGTCCGGGAACGCATCGGCGAGCTGCTCTAGCAGCGTCGCCCCAGACTTCGTTAGATCGCCTAGAATTAGGCCGTAACCTGCAGTTAAACCTGCGTTATCGAATTGTTATGAAATTAGCCCGATCTGACTTTGTTGGAGCTCATAGCTTCCGTTATCTTCGTATCCGACAGTTCTTGTCGGGGGCAGAAGGTAGAGTCTGTCGGTACAACCGAATAGAATCCCATCCGGGTTTTGATCTTGACTTCGCCGGCTGGACACCGTACACTCCTACTCGTAAGCAACCACTACGAGAGGAGACCGCGTGGGTCGAAGAAGGAAAGACGATGATCCAGGGCTGACACTGTCGATCATCGAGGACCTGAAGAGCAAGGGGTACACACAGTCCGAGATTGCTCGGAAGTATGACGTGTCTCGTCAGTACGTCTCGTGGATCAAGCACTACTACGGTGGCCGCATGACCCCGCGAGAGCAGATGATGGAGCACTTCCCCTTCCAGGTCCCAACCAAGATGGGTCAAACGAGCCCGTACCGCCGCCTTCGGGACCACGGCGAGTACATGGCTACGGGGGGAGTCGGCATGGACAAAGTCGCTCTCGGGCGATTGCGAGGGTTTTACAACAAGCTCCGCGATCAAGTGCTTGAGTTCGACCCCAACATCCCGCCAATCCCAGGCGTCAGCAGTCAGGGCGGTTGGAGGTACGTGCCTCGAACGCCCGAGGACGGTGACCTGTTGATCCGCGTCAACGAATACACCGACCTCACCGACAAAGGAAGGATGATCTGGCGGTTCCCGCCTGTAGAACCATAAGGGAGACAACGGAGTTGACAACACAGCTCACCGTTCTGGCACTGACGATCGCGATCCCGAGCCTGCTCTTCGCGCACGTCCACCACAACGACTGCGGTTCGTTCCTAGCGATCTTCCGCAGCCCGGTGGTCAAGGACACAGACCCGTGCTACCAACCCGTGGCCGATGTGCTCGCGACGTTCGACGCGGAAGTGATCGACCGGAAGATGTTCCCTGATCCGGACATGTTCTTCGGGCGGGCCGAGGCAGTCATCTACAAGCTCAGAGAGAAACAGACAACATGAATACCGACCAGGCACCAAGAGCCGCCGCTGCGAAATCTGCAGCGGCGGTTTTCGTTGGGCCAGAAGGGATTGCACCATGACCGATACACTCGTCAAGTACCGCAGCGTGTCTCAGCTCAAGCAGTACGAGCAGTGCCCCTTCGCCTACAAGCTGGCCCGGATCGACCGGAAGTGGAAGCGGCCTGCGGCCTGGACGGCGCAGGGGAGCGCGGTCCACGCAGCCATCGAGGCGTGGGAGCGCAGCGGACGGACGATGAGCCTGGAGGCCATGCAGGCGGTGTTCCGTGAGTCCTACAAAGAGCACATCAACGAGGCCTGCGCGATCACCCCGAACTTCGAGTGGTGGTTCGCCTCCGGGCCGTACAAGGGCCGTCAGGACATCGCCCGCCGCATGGACATCGGCCTCGAACAGTGCGCCCGCTACATCGAGTGGGCCACCGACCACACCGAGGAACGCATCTGGGTCACCCCGGGCGGCAAGCCAGCCATCGAGCTCCCGTTCGACATCGAGCTCGGCGGCGTCCAGGTCCGTGGCTACATCGACGCCGTCGTGGTGGTCGAGGGTCGTCGGGGCCCGGAGCTGGTGGTCCGGGACCACAAGACCGGCAACCAGCCCGGTGACGACTTCCAGCTCGGCGTGTACAAGGTCGCCCTGAAGGTCCAGTACGGCGTGGACGCGCCGAAGGGCGACTACTGGATGGGCAAGTCGGGCAAGGCGACGTACCCGTACAACCTCGACCACTGGACGGTCGAGACGGTCACCGAGAAGTTCCAGGAGCTCGAAGCCAAGGTGACCGCCGGCGAGTTCCCGCCGCGACCGGACAGCGACACGTGCCGGTTTTGCGACGTGAGCTACGACTGCCCTTTTGCTATCGGCTGAATTGGACACCGTACAGGGAGGCTAGATGGAGTACCGGCGCGACGTGCCCGTTAGCACGGAGTCGGAGTACTGGACGGTGGAGATGGGCCCGATCCCTGACAGGCCTCGTTGGCACCAGGGGCTGTACGCCCACCAGGCGTACCAGTTCCCGTCGATTGAGGCAGCGACGAGGTTTGCCCAGACCCACAAGATTCGCGATCCGGGCCGGTACATCGTCATCGAGTACCCGGACGGACGCCGTTGGAACGGACAGGAGTTCGAGTGAGGAACATCCAGACAGGGATGAACATCGCGAAGCAGCGACGGAAGCTCACTCAGTTGGCCGCTGAGGCCCCTCCAAGCCATCGCGGGTACATCGAGTACCTGATCGGTCTGTTCGACCGTGAGGTGGCCGCTGGGAGGCCGACACCGGCCTCTGAGTTCATCCCCATGTATCACGAGGAGTTCGGCCTATGAAGTGGCTGCTCCTGAAGATTCTCTCGCTGTATTGGACATCGGACAGGAAGGAAGCAATGGACGAGCTGAACCTCAACGCGGGCAACCCGGACAAGCCCCGCGAGTGGAACCCGAACCACCCGCAGCTCAAGAGCCCGCTCGCGCCGCATGAGACCGGCGCGGTGCTCCGCGCCCACCGGGCCGGGTTCTCCGGGTACTGGATCACCCGGACATTCCGGATGAGCCCCGCCGAGGTCATGTCCTCGATACGTCGGCAGATCACGGCAGAGAACGACGCTCACCGTCGCGGTGTCGCGATCTACGACGGCCAGAAGGCAGGGCGGCGCAAGTGACCGCCGCGATCATTGTCGGGCTGTTCGTCTTCGCCTTCCTGGTCATGGACTGGACGGAAGGAGACTGATGTACACACCGCTGCAGAGCCTCCGCGTGAAGGGCTCGGCGGGCGATCCGCTGCCCACTGTGTTCCCGACCCTGGAGGCCAAAGGCACCAAGTTCCTGCGCGGACAGCTCGGGCTGATCTGCGCGGGGCCCGGTACCGGCAAGTCAGCGTTCGTGCTGACCTACGCGCTCAAGGCTCGGGTGCCGACGCTGTACTTCAGCGCCGACTCCGACGCCTTCACCCAGCTCACCCGAATGATCGCGATCCAGACCGGCTGGAGCATGGACAAGGCCGCTCGGGCGGTCCGCGACGAGGACCTGTCCGAGGTTCGGGACGACTTCGAGGATGTCCCAATACGGTTCAACTACAACGCTTCTCCGAGTCTTGACGAGATTCAGGACTCGATGAAGGCCTACGCGCAGGGCTACGGGGACTACCCGGACCTCGTTGTGGTGGACAACATCACCAACATCCGTGCCGGTGGTGAGAACGACGAGGACCCGTTCTCGGGCCTCGAAGGTCTCATGGACTACCTGCACACGATGGCACGCAACACCAGCGCGTGCGTCATCGGCCTGCACCACGTCACAGGCGGCTACAACGACGCGGACAAGCCGATTCCCCTGTCGGGTGTCAAGGGGCAGATCACGCGAGTGCCCGAGCTCGTCCTGACCCTGCACCGAGTGTCTGAGGAGTTCGGGCCCTCACAGCTCAACGTCTCGACGGTGAAGAACCGTGCGGGACGGATGGACCCATCAGGGATGGACTTCGTCAGCCTCCAGTTCGACGGAGACACGATGCAGATCACCGACTCAGCCGCATAACCAACGAGAGGAAGGCCCGCCAGTCATGACTGAGACCCTGCAGGACAAGCTCATCGCCGCGATGGAGAAGAGCCAGCGCGAGATCGTCAACACGATGCAGCGCAACGCCATCGCCCAGATGCTGCCGACGCGCCCCGAGGACCGGTTCTCGTTCTCGGTGCCGCAGTACACCTACGTCGCGCCGCAAGGCTTGTACGAGGACGTGCCGCAGCGCGTCCTGCAGGGACAGCCGGCGGCTCCCAAGCCCGAGGAGAAGACGGTGCTCGACCTGACGGACGAGACCTACCTCCGGGTCGTCCACCAGCCGGATCGGCTGAAAGAGTTGGCCGACCAGTACCTCGCGGGTGTCGAGTACGACACCCTGGTGGGTACCGGCCTGTCGGGCACCATCGCGGTGACGACGCTGGCTCGTCTGCTCGACAAGAACTACCTCGTCGTGCGGAAGCCCAACGACGGCACGCACTCGTCGCAGAAGGTCGAGGGCAAGCTCGGGAAGAAGTGGGTCTTCGTGGACGACCTGATCGCCACGGGCACCACGTTCGCCCGCGTCTGGGATGCGATGCACCTCGTCTCGGAGAAGTGGAACTTCACGTCGCAGTACGTCGGAGCTTTCCTCTACAGCGACGGCGGGTGGTACGACCCGAACTTCATCCCGTTCAAGGACGAGCGCACCGACATGTGGCTGCGGAAGTCCGAGTACTACAACGCTGAGCAGTACCCCGGCGTCTCTTGGTGACGCAGAAATAAGACACCGTACAACCGAAAGGAGCACCATGACCGCGACCCCGAACTCGATGCCCCGCAAGGCCAACCCGCTGCACCAGAAGGTGCTGGCCGGTCTGATCGAGACCAAGCCGTTCTCCTGGTCCCAGAAGAAGCTGGGCAAGGACAAGGACGGCAAGGAGGTCGTCAACAAGGTCAAGGTCACCGGCACCGCGCTGCGGTACCCGTTGGCGCAGAACGTCTCCGAGGACAACGTCGAGCGGATCGCTCGGCGGTGGGTCCGGTGAGCGAGGACCTGGAGGTCGAGATTCTGGCGATCCACCTCTGGTGGCTCCCGGACTACGCCCGAGGCAAGACGGCTCGCAGCTTCTACTCGATGGACGAGAGCGTCCGCGAGGAGTACCGCAAGCGGGCCCGAAAGCTGTTGGACCGCTACGACATGAAGGAGAAGCCGTACCGATGAGGCGGGTACTGGTCACCGGATCGCGGAACTGGAAGGACCGCCCGACGATCTGGAACGCGTTGCACGCCGAGCTGTCGATCTCACCCGAGGGCATCGTCGTGGTCCACGGCGGCGCTCGCGGTGCCGACGACATCGCTGACCGTTGGGCCCACGGCATGAACCAGATGGGCTACAAGGTCCGGGTCGAGAAGCACGACGCCGAGTGGGGCCGGTACGGCAAGCGTGCCGGGATGATTCGCAACCAACAGATGGTCGACGCCGGGGCCGACGTGTGTCTGGCCTTCCCGCTGCCGGGAAGTGTCGGGACCTACGGCTGCATGATCGCCGCCCGCAGGGCGGGCATCCGCGTCGTCAACTTCGGAGAAGGGAAAGAACAGTGAAGCAGCAGACCCTCATCCTGCCAAACGGATTCCGGGTCGCGGTCACCACGGCGGGCCAGCCGTACTGGCCTGCGCTGGTGCTGCTGCACGGGCTGACGGTGAGTGCCGGCGCTTACGCCGAGCTCATCGAGGAGCTGGTCGAGCACGGCTACTACGTCATCGCGCCGGATGCGCCGAACCACGGCGGTAGCGGCAGCCTTCCGTGCGGCCACACGGTGGGCGACATGGCCGACATCCTCGCTTTGATGTTCTCGGAATTGGACACCGTACACGCGCTGGTGGTCGGGCACTCGATGGGCGGGGGACTGGCTGTCGAGTTCGCCGCCCGGTACCCCGAGCTGGTCGACGGCGTCGTCCTGCTGGACGCCGCAGCCGGTGCGGAGTTCCACGAATCCATCCGCGTGGGCCCGAAGCACACGCTGGCGCTGCGAGCCGCTCAGAAGCTCGCTGGCGCGTTCGTGGACGTGGTCGGGGACGGCATTACCGCGATGCGCTCCCGGTCGCTCAGAGGCAAGCTAAGCCTACTGTCGACCCTCAAGGACTCGGTCGACGGGTTCCGGTTCGTCCAAGTGGCGAAGGCCCTCATGGACTTCGACAGCGCACCCGCGCTGGAGAAGCTGAAGGCCAACCGGGTGCCCACCGCCGTCATCCACGGCGAGCACGACCAGATCATCCCGGTCGAGGCAGGGATCAGCGCGGCCCTGGCCGCTGGGGGCTCGTTCTTCCTGGTGGAGAACGCCTTCCATTCGTGGATGCTGGCCGATCCGGAGTTCGCCGCCGATCTGATCGAAGTCGCGGTGGCGGGATTCCGGTGACGACCAAGCCGAAGCGCGTGCCGAGCCACCGTAGTCAGGACCGAGCTCACAAGCGCAAGCCGTGCATCGACTGCGTAGCCGAAGGGATCGAGACCAAGCGCAAGGCCCCGCACCCGGGGCCACGGTGTGCCACACACCACCGCGCCAAGCGAGCCCAGCGGAAGAACGCGACCTGGGAACAGCGGTTGATGGACGTGTACGGCATCACCGCCGACGAGTACTGGGCGATCTACGAGCTCCAGGGTGGCCGGTGCTACGGCTGCCGCCGAGCCAACGGCAAGCGCAAGAAGCTCAGCGTCGACCACGACCACAAGACAGGGATCGTTCGTGGGTTGCTCTGCACCGCGTGCAACCGGAACGTCCTGGGGCATCTGAGGGACGACCCCGAGGCGTTCGAGCGATTCATCGACTACCTGGACCGACCGCCTGCTGTTCGAGCCATCGGGGTCCGGGTCGTCCCAGGAGGGCCGGATGGATGAGCCGTTAATCGTCAAGGTGATTCGCAGGTATCACCCGGATTGGGAGCCGCCGAAAGACAACGGCAGGGACTGGATCAAGTGCCTGTGCCCATTCCACGCAGAGGAAACACCCTCTGCCGCTGTGTCTTTCCGTCGCGGCGCATTCCGCTGCATGGCCTGCGACACGAAGGGTGATGTCGTAACGCTGATCAAGAGGCAAGAGGAGGTGAGTTATGCAGAGGCTCAGCGAATCTCAGAAGACCTTTCTGAGGGAAGCTACCGAGCGGTACCGGCGCAGTCTGCCCGGAAGTCCCGCCGAAGAGTATTTGGCGACACGGGGTTTGACGTTTCCGAGCATCCGGGACGAGGTCGACCGGTTCATGCTCGGGTACGTGGAAGACCCACTCCCTGGTCATGAGATGTTCCGGGGATTCCTGGCGATCCCGTACCTGCGCTGGTCGCAGGAGCACGGCTGGATCGTGGTCTCGGTCCGCTACCGCTGTATCGAGAGCCACGAACACAAGGGGCACGGCAAGTACATGACCGCGCCCGGTGACCAGCCGTGGTTATTCAACACACTCGCGCTCCTGCGCGAGCGTCCGTCCATCGCGATCACCGAGGGAGAGATCGACGCCATCACGGCGCAGGTCTGCGGCGTCCCTGCGGTCGGCGTGCCCGGAGCCAACATGTGGAAGCCCTACATGCGGGAGCTCTTCCTGGGCTACCGGACGGTGTACGTCCTCGCTGACGGCGACGACGCCGGAACGCATTTCGCGAACACGGTAGCCGCCACGCTGCCGAACAGCCGGGTCATTCCGATGCCGCCCGGTGAGGACGTGAACAGCCTCGTGATCACGCAGGGCAAGTCAGCACTACTGGAAAGGATGCGGTGATGCCAGAGGGCTACACCGAGGCCGAGTGGCTCGGCTTCAAGCCGGGAGCTCCGACGCTCCCGTACCGGGAAGAGCCGGATTACAGCCTGATCCATGACTACGTCTGGGAAGGAGACGCGGATGGCGAATGAGCAGGGCGAGTCGATTCTGGAAGAGGCACAACGCCTCATCCACGGTGAGCGCAACAAGAACTACGGGCACCCACGGGAGAACTTCAAGGACATCGCCTTGCTGTTCTCGGGCTACCTGGAGAAGGAAATCACCGACATCGACGTGGCGAACCTCATGATCCTCATGAAGGTCGCTCGCGTGAAAGGCACCGGTTACCACCGGGATTCGATGACCGACATCGCGGGCTACGCCGGATGCGTCGAGCGCATCTACGAGGAACCGGCAGAGTGACTGAGCGCATCGTCGTGATCTCCGATACGCAGATTCCCTTCGATGACCGGAGGGCCACGCGGACGGTGATCAAGTTCATCGGTGACTACCAGCCGGATCGGGTCATCCACATCGGGGACCTGATGGACTACCCGTCACCGAGTCGGTGGTCGAAGGGGGCCGCTGAGGAGTTCGCTCAGCGGATCAAGCCCGACAACGAGCAGGCGAAGAAGCGGTTCCTGGGCCCGCTGCGCGAGGTCTACAGCGGTCCGGTCGGCGTGCATGAGGGTAACCACGACGAGCGCCCTCGCGTCTACCTGACGAAGTACGCGCCGGCCCTGGCCGAGTTCTCGGATCAGTTCCACTTCGAGAACCTGCTCGACTTCGACGGATTCGGTGTCGAGCTGCTGCCCGAGTTCAACAAGATCGCTCCGAACTGGGTGACCACGCACGGCCACCGGGGCGGGCTGAGCCTGTCGCGGATCGCGGGCAACACCGCGCTCAACGCGGCCAGGAAGCTCGGAGTCTCGGTCGTGATGGGTCACACCCACCGGCAGGGGATCGGCTCCGACACGGTCGGATACGCCGGTTTGATCAACCGGCAGATCACCGGCATGGAGGTCGGCCACCTGATGAACCAGCGGCTGGCTCAGTACCTCAAGGGAGGTACCGGCAACTGGCAGTTGGGATTCGGGCTGCTGACCATCGAGGGCAAACACGTCAAGCCCGAGCTGGTGCCGATCACCAACAGCCGCTTCACGGTGGACGGACACACGTGGGAACTGAAGTAGTTGACGACGCTTCGGTAAAGGCCGTCGCGAAGTCGGCCTTGGCCGCGTGGGGATCGGATGTGACCGAGGTCGATGACCTCGCCCAGGAGATTCACCAGTGGTACCTCGAACGGCCCTCCGTCCAGAAGGCTCTGCAAGAGGCCGAGGACAAGAGGGCCAGGGACCGGGTTCTGTACCACGGGGCCCGACAGGTCCTGGTCGAGAAGACGTTCGAGGCCGACGAGGCCTGGGGTCGCAACCTCTACTCGACGGAGTCGATCAAGGCCCACCTGAAGGGCCAGTCCACGAACAAGTTCCTGCGGCGGGTCATGCCGCAGGCGCTGGCGCGGCTACAGCGGCAGAATCCGGATTACGCAGAGGTCATCGAGTTCCGCTACGAGCTCGGAGGCAAACCGGACAAGGACATGCTGCTGCGGGCTCACCGGGCCCTGACCCGTCAGGTCAACATCATCGCCATCGACGGCGAAGAGGAAGACCTGTCGGCCACACCGGCTGAGTCCCGAAAAGCCAAGGGCGGCATGAGCGATCCGACAGCCGACGTGGCAATCGCACTCATCGAGAAGGGAGATGAGGTCATTGAACTAGAAGACAAGGAGGGAAATGTGATCGGCACAACGACGTATCGGACCGAGCTGGCGAACGTGTTCGATGAGTTCATGACGCGGAACACGGTGGATTACATGAAGGAAAGCCGTAGTCATCTGAGCGTCATCGACGGCGGGCTGCTGGGGGACCGGGCGTCCATGTACCAGGCGGCGGTGTTTCCGGACGTGTTCCCGGACGAGCCGCAGATGTTGGTCGACAACTGGTCTGATGAAGATCGAGCGATGTACTGCGGCGGCGAATACACGCCGGGGTACCTGCGACTGGTGAAAGGTGGAGCGTGACGGACGATGTCATCAACTGGGGTCCGAGTGGCGAGCTCGTCTACAACCGGACCTACTCCCGGACGAAGCCAGACGGGTCCAAGGAGACCTGGCCTGAGACCGTGCGACGAGTGGTTGATGGAAACCTGGCTCTCGTTGATGCCCGATACCATCTGCCGGGAGAACGCGAAGAGCTGGTTCGTCTTATCACTGAGTTCAAGGCGATCCCCGCAGGACGCCACCTGTGGGCATCCGGCGTAAAGAACGCCCAGCACCTGTTCAACTGCTGGGTCTCGGGCTGGACCGAAAACCCTTCGGACCACTTCGAGTTCACGTTCATGCGCCTGATGGAGGGCGGCGGTGTCGGAGCCAATTACTCGAACCGATTTTTGACTCCGTACAAGCCTGTCCAGCAGGAGCTGTACGTCCACATCGTCTGCGACCCGGACCACCCGGACTACGAGGCGATGAAGGAGGCCGGGGTGCTCTCCACGGAGTACGACCCGGAGTGGGCCGGTGCGTTCATCGTGGAGGACAGCCGTGAGGGCTGGGCCGCTGCGCTGGTCGACCTGATCGACACCCACTACCGCGACGAGGTCGCCCACTTCCAGCGCGTCTACGACGTGTCTCGGGTGCGGGCAGCCGGGTCGAAGCTGAAGACGTTCGGCGGCACGGCCTCTGGGCCGCTGCCGTTGGCTCGGATGCTCATCGACGTGTGCGAAATCCTGTCGGAGGTCGCGTTCGTCGGCGGGAAGCTCACCGGCCTGGACGCGATGGCTATCGACCACGCAATCGCGCAGTGCGTAGTCGCCGGCGGTGTACGCCGGTCGGCGCGGATGGCGATGATGGCCTGGGACGATCCACAGATCGAGGAGTTCGTCCGCTGCAAGGCGAACACCGGCAAGCACTGGACGACCAACATCTCGGTCGAGGTCGATGCTGGCTTCTGGCACCAGCTCAAGGAGGGCAACAAGCACGCCGCCAAGGTCCTCGACTGGATCAGCGAGGGCATGGTCGCCAACGGCGAGCCGGGGTTCTGGGACTCGTCGGTGTCCAACGTCGGGGAGCCCAACGAGGTCATCTGCACCAACCCGTGCGGTGAGATCACGCTCGAAGCGTGGGAGCCGTGCAACCTGGGGCACATCAACCTCGCGGCGTTCGTGAAGGACAACGGGAAGGTCGACTACATCGACCTGATCCGGGCCCATCGGCTGATGACCCGGTTCCTGATCCGGGCGACGTTCAGCCCGGTCGCGGACCCGAAGTCCCGCGAAGTCCTCGACAGGAACCGACGCATCGGCGTCGGGCACCTGGGGGTCGCCAGCTTCCTGGCCCTGACAGGCCGGAAGTACTCGAAGGCCCCCGAGGACAAATGGTTCCGGAAGGTGTTGCGGGAGTTGGCCGCTGAGGTCGACGAGAGCGCACGGAAGTTCGCTCATGAGCTCCGCATCCCGGTGCCGGTGAAAACGCGGACTGTGGCCCCGACAGGGACCATCGCGAAGATGCCTGGCGTCAGTGAGGGTATTCACCCGATCTTCGCCAAGTACTTCAACCGGCGCATCCGGTTCTCGATGCTGGACGACGACCAGTTCGAGACCTGCCAGAAGTACGCGGCAGACGGCTATCAGGTCGAGGAGGACCTGTACGCCAAGAACACGATGGTCGTCACGATCCCGACCAAGGACAGCCTCGTCCAAGAGGTCGTGGATCGCTACGGCAGGGACGCCGAGGAACTGGTCGAGTCCGCTGCGGACCTGACGCTGAATCAGCTCCTCGCCTTCCAGGCGCTCTACCAGATGGCCTGGGCTGACAACGCAGTCAGCTTCACGGCGAACGTCGATCCGGGAACGTACACGCCTGCTGACGTACAACAGCAGCTCCGTACATTCGGCGGTCTCCTGAAGGGGGCCACCATCTTCCCCGAATCCTCGATGCCGCAGGCACCTTACGAGCGCATCACCAAGAAGGAATACGAGGCCGCGACCGCCGTGGACGTGGCCGACTCCGTCGATGAGGCATGTGCTTCCGGCGCGTGCCCGATTCGATAACCCACCCAAGAGAGAAAGGCAGTACATTGCAGGACCCGTTCAACGACGCCCCCGCCCAGGACGAGGCTCAGACCGAGGCCGCTCCTGCTCCACAGGAGTCGGCGTTCGACGCGCCGCCACCGGAGGCCCCGAAGAAGGCCCCGGCGAAGAAGGCACCCGCCAAGAAGGCTGAGCCGAAGGTGACCAACATCGTCCAGTCCGAAGAGGGCAAGGTCGTCGTGACGCTGAAGGGTGGTGCCGGTTTCGAGGCCCCCTGGATCGTGATCCACGCCGACAGCGTCGAGGACGCGCAGGAGCAGATGAGCAAGACCGCTGCGCTGAAGGACCTGATGGAGAAGGCCCAGTCGGCTGCGAAGTACTTCGCGAGCCTGGGACCGGCCAAGTCCGGTGGCGGTAACGGCGGTGGCAACCGTGGTGGTGGCTACCAGCGCCGCAACAACGCGCCGCGTCAGGCGCAGGAGCCGCCCGCCGATGCTCCTCCCGCTCCGGGCCCGGACTGGGTCTACAAGAGCGGTACGTCTTCTCGCGGCCCGTGGCAGGCCTGGATGCCGCCGCAGGGCAGCAACGAGAAGCCGGTCTGGTTCTGACCGAAATACGACACCGTACAGGCCGGGAGGGGGCTTCGGCCCCCTCCTGGTCGCCCTGACGAGAGGAACGCATGAAGGTCAAGCTGATCGCCCACACCGAGGTCGACCGAGACGCGCTGTTCGCGCTCGGCTACGCCACGCAGGGCTACAAGAACGCCGACGAGCTCGCTGAGTTCGCGGGCCGCAACTGCTACCGGTCGTTCAAGCGGCCCAATCCGGCCACACGGAACAACAACGACTACCTCAAGCACATCATCGACAGCGGCCACGAAAGCGTGCTGGAGCACGCCTCAGCCACGTTCTACATCGAGGCCAGCCGGTCGGTCCTGACCGAGCTGGAACGGCACCGACACCTGTCGTTCTCGGTGGTGTCGCAACGGTATGTCGACGCCACGCAGCTCGGCGGTCACCTGCCGCCGATCCTCGATGAGGTCCCCGATCACATCCGGTCGGCGCTGTCGTTCGTCATCGACCGCGCCACGGGCGAGGCCGGGTTCGCCTACCGCGCCATCGTCTCGGAGCTGGAGAAGCTCGGCTTCCCCCGGAAGCAGTGTCGAGAGGCTGCCCGGTGTGTCCTGCCGAACCTGACCAACTCCCCGATGGTCGTCAGCGGCAACCACCGCGCATGGCGCTACGTCATCAAGGCCCGCTGGCACAAGGCAGCGGACGCCGAAATCCGCACTCTGGCAGGGCTGTTGCTGGACGAGCTCCGAGAGATCGCCCCCAACACCTACCAGGACATCCCGCACATCCCATACAGCTGAGAGAGGAGAACCGTTGTCCAACAACGACAGTGTCCTTCAGGTCATGACCACCGTCGGTGTGACGGTCGGCGTCGGGGAGGTCGTCCCCGCGCCGGATGAGGGGACCGATGGCCGTCTCTACCTGCTCGGTGAGGACGGCACTCACACCGTGTTCAACATGCGTCACGTCGTGTCCTACAACGTGACTCCGTACAACGAAGAGGAGAACAACCAGTGAGGAAGAAGCATCTCAAGGCCGCGCTGAACGCGGCGCAGGTCCGCATCGACCAGCTCACCGACGAGGCGACTGAGCTCAAAGAGGTCGTGGACTACCTGCACGGGCAGAACGAGGAGCTGCAGGCCGCGAACGTGAAGCTCTCGGACGCCGCCAACGCGGCGCTGCGTGCCAACCGCGAGCTCAAGGCGAAGCTCGACCGCCAGAACGATCTGTTCGGGCAGGCGCTGGTGCAGATCGAGAACCGGAACGGCCCACGCCGGCCGAATCGCCGGAAGCTCTCGAAGCAGGATGCCGAGCACATCCGAGGCCTGATCCGTGCGGGCCACAAGCAGCGCGACATCGCCAGTGCCTACGACGTGAATCCGGCCACCGTCAGCCGGATCGCTCGGGGGATTTACCACGCGGCATGAAGTTCACCTACGCACTGACGAACGCCGAGCGGCAGCCCGATGATCAGGTGCGCCTGGTGGTCGAGGTCGAGGGGCCTTACACCGAGGCCCTTCGCATCCTCGACGCCGCGAGGCAGGAGCGAGACCTAATCGACCGTGAGGCAGCGGATTCCATGCTGGCCGCACTGAAAGGGAGGATGCGATGACCCGCCTGTACGCCATCGAGGACCACGACGGTCTGCTGATGCTGGTGAGCAAGGACCGGCTGTGGGACTGGCTCAAGACCGAACGCAAGTGGAAAGACAAAGAGGCCCAACGGAAACGGGCCGAGGGTGTTCCCGGCTACATCCTCGCGGAGCGGCGCAAGGGTAACCCCGAGCCGCCCCGCTACCAGAACCGAGCCGCACGACGCCGCGCCGTCCGGGCGCTGCGGCGGTCACTGAAACCCATTCAACTCTAGGAGGAAGCATGATCGAGCACCGGCATGTTGTTGCGGGTGAAGAGGTAACCATCCACGTCGTTGAGAACGAGGATGACCTTGAGGGCTTCCGCGACTTCATCCGGGCTCATCAGAGCTTCCTGGGGCTCGACTCGGAGACCACCGGACTGGACATCTACAGCGACGATTTCCGTTGTCGCCTGGTCCAGTTCGGTACTCCGAGGGAAGCCTGGGTGGTTCCGGTCGAGCTCGGACCACGGTACGAGCACGAAGTCCGAGAGGCCCTGGAAAACGTCAAGGGGTTCGTTCTGCAGAACGCCTCCTACGACCTCCAGGTGTTCGAGCGGACGCTCAAGGTGCCGATGGAGTCGATGTGGCCGAAGGTCAAGGACACCAAGATTCTGGCCCATCTGGTCGACCCGAGGGGTAAAGACGAAGGCGGGATCGGTCATTCGCTCGAAGAGCTGACCGCCCACTACGTCGATGCCGAGGTCGCGTCCAAGGTGAAGACGCTCATGGCCGACCTGGCTCAGGTCCGCAAGGGCGTCACGAAGGCCACGATCTGGAAGAAGATCGAGCTGTTCGACCCGACGTACAACCTGTACGCGGGCATGGACCCGATCCTGGCCGCACGTCTGCTGCAGAAGCTGATCCCGCACCTGAAGACGGTCCGGGACGAGCTGATCGCCAGCGAGCACAAGCTGGCCGAAATCTGCTCGTACATGGAGCGCCAGGGCTTCCTGCTGGACGTGGAGTACACCGAGGAGCTCTCGACGGAGCTCCGGGTCAAGGAGTCCCACTTCTCGGAGGTCGCCAACAACTACGGCTGCGACAAGGTCAACTCGACCGAGCAGGTGGCCGACGTTCTGGAGGCCTTGGGCGTTCGCATCCAGGGCCGCACCCCGTCCGGCAAGCGGAAGGTGGACGACGCCCTGCTGGACCACATAGCGGCGGTCTACGGGGATCAGCCTGGGGACGAAGGGCCAGGTGTGTTCGCACGGGCGGTCATCGAGGCTAAGAAGGCCGGGAAGTGGAGGAAAACATGGGTGGATACGTTCCTGAAGACGAGGGACCCGCAGAACCGCTGCCACGCGGCGATCAACCCGCTGCGGGCCCGGACGGCTCGGATGTCGATCACCGGCATCCCGGCGCAGACGCTGCCCTCCGGGGACTGGATCATCCGGCGTTGCTTCCTGGCCGACGAGGGCCACCGCATCGCGTCGGTCGACTACCAGGCCCAGGAGCTCCGCGTCCTGGCCGCGCTGTCGAAGGACCCGACGATGATCGAGGCATTCAAGAACGACGAGGACCTTCACCTGATGACGGCCCGCGCCGCGTGGCCGGATCGGGAGATCACGAAGGACTCCCCGGAGCGCAAGTACGCCAAGACGGTGAACTTCGGTCGGGTGTACGGCGGCGGCGCGAAGACCGTGGCCGAGCAGACCGGCCTGGACCTGGAACAGGCCCAACAGGTGGTCGCTGGGTTCGACAAGGCCTACCCGGAAGTGCAGAAGCTCAGCCAGCGGCTGCAGCGGGACGCCATCCGGAACGGCTACATCACAACGCCGTTCATCGACGGGCTCGGGGGACGCCGGCTTCCGGTCGACGCCGAGCGTGCGTACTCGGCACTCAACTACCTGATCCAGTCTTCATCACGTGACGTTACGTGCCGGGCACTGATCAGGCTGCACGAGAACGGCTTCACGCCGTACCTGCGGCTGCCGATCCACGACGAGATTCTCGCGTCGGTCCCGGCCCAGCACGCGGAGTGGGGAGCCAAGCGCATCGGTGAGCTGATGGCCGAACAGATGGGGCCGGTGCTCATCGGCACCGACCCGGAGGTCGGCGGGCGGTCGTGGGGCTCGCTCTACGGAGCGGACTTCTGATGGCCGTCCCGTCCACACCCGAGGAACACCTGGCGTTCGCCAAGAAGGTGACTCGCCGGGGCCGCTACGCGCAGGAGGAGGAACTGCTGAGGGGAATCCTCCACGCGCTCATCGCAATTGCCGAACAACAGAAGGAGAGGTAGTGGCAGCAACAACCACGGTCGTGGTCAAGCCTGACTTCGATCTGCTGATCGAGAAGCTCGAAGGTCTCGCGGAGGTCTTCAACGGCATGGCCGAGTCGATCCAGAGCGCCGCTGACGCGCTGAAGGACAGCGAATGAAGTGGGGAGGCGGGGAGGGCTCATCGCCCTCCATCGCCGCTCTGCGGCTCCCGACGACGGAGGTCGAGGTCTTCGTCCGTCTGCCGTACATGCCGATGGTCTCGGACGGCGGCAAGGGCGACGTGCTGCAGGTCAAGCAGGTCGCTACGGGGGTCGAGGAGATGAGCGAGCCCGAAAGGGACTGGGCGATAAACCATCTGATCGACAACGTGACCAAGCAGATTCGAGAAGCACTGGCGCAGAAGGGATACATCCGTGGCTCCCAGTAGCTTGCCGTGGTTCCCGAAGTACTACGTCGAGGTCTGTGACAGCGACTCCGAGTCGTTCATCACCAACTCGGTGATGCTGCGGATCAGCACGCGGGTCAAGCGCGAGGAGCTGGACGACGTTCTGCGTCGGCTGCTCCCGGAGCAGGACGAGCTGGAAGCACTACGAAGGGAGCTCACCGTTGGAAGATCGTGACTTCTTCGACCTGCTGTACCAGCAGTGGACGAAAACCACTGGGGCAGCAGACAGTTACTGGATGCCCGTCGAATACAACGACGGCACTGGCCGGTGGAAAATCTACGCGGTCAAGCTCGATGAAGAGGGCAACGAGGTACGTAAGCTCATCGCTTCAGACATCCAGAATGAAGCGGATGCTGACTTCCTCACCGCCATCCACGGCTGCGTCGGTGACCTGACCCGACGCCTGCACCGGGCTCTGGACGAGGCCGACAACGCCGACTACGACCGCGACTCGCGGGAGTGCCGGATCGCGGAGCTGGAATTGGAGAACGCTGAGCTGAAAGCGAAGTTAGGCCAATGCATGACGACGAACTGATCGCGGCCTGGGAGCGCGGCGAACTCAAGTTGATGGAGGCCGATCCCGAAACCCATCAAAGGCTGATGGCGGCATTGGATGAGGTCGACTCGAAGGAACTGCCGAAGGTTATCCGCCTTGCAGGAATCGTGAAGGAGGACGAGTGAAGAAACTGATCGCTACCGCGCTGATCGCCTTGGCCGCTGTGTTAGGCCTGACGGCCTGTGAGGGCGGCTCAGACAGCTCGACCGACAGTGGCCCTAACGGTGTGGTGTTCTTCCCGATCACGTCGGGCAACAGCACCACGTACATGCCGATCTTCTACTGAGTGAGGCGTAGGAGAGGCCGTCACTGGACCGGAAGGGTCTTCCTCTACGGAGGGAGGCCCGACCGGACCGGGGCCATCTGGGTGCGAGTCAACGAGCACGGAGAGTGCATTCCGATCAAGAGGAGACGATGAACCAGAACATCACCGTCCATGTGAAGCCCGCCAAGCAGTGGTGGTGGGTCGAGGGGAGCGGCCACGAATACGGGCCGTTCGACACCGAGCGGGACGCCCACATCGCTCGCGTGGCCTTGCAGGGCCACTGCGACTGGGTCAATTGGGAGGTGAAGCCGTATGACACGTGAGCGGCTTCGCCGGTTGGGCAACGCCGTAATGGTCGGCTTCGTCGCGATCTTCGGCGGCTGGCTGCTGACCGTTGTCGGTCTCGGGGTCCTCGACTCCCTGGACCTGATCAACGTCGCGGAGTACACGCGATGAGTCGACCGGACTGGGATACCTACTTCCTGAACATCGCCAAGGTCGTCGCGGAGAGGAGCGACTGTGAACGACGCAAGGTCGGTGCCGTCGTCGTCAAAGACCGACGCATACGCGCTACCGGTTACAACGGAGCCCCGGCAGGGATGCCTGGTTGTGGGGATTGTCCTCGCCGGCTCTCGGGAGTTGCTTCTCGAACGGATTACAACTCGGGAGCTGGGAAGTGCGTGGCCGTCCACGCCGAGGCCAACGCGCTCCTCTACTGCAATCGAGAGGACCTTGTCGGTGCTTCGATCTACATCACACGGCCTCCGTGCCCTGACTGCGAGAAGTTGATCAACGCAGTCGGCATCTGGGGAGTCCACTGGCTCACCGAGGACCACCCATTCAACACCGAGCAGGAGAACTGAATGCTGTCCATCCAACAGACTGCCGACCACCTTGGTGTCTCCACCAAGACGGTGCGCCGGTACATCGCGGACGGTCGGATCAAGGCCGTCCGTCTCGGGCCCCGGCTGATCCGGGTCGACCGCTCCTCCGTCGAGGAGCTGATGCGGCCAATCGGCAACTACGCATGACCTTCTATGTGCCTCCTGGGTCGGTCCTTCGGGATCGACCTGGGGGGTCTTTTTTTGTACCCGACATATGCACGTATTCGCATGTGTTCCGACCGGGCGCAGTCAAGCGGCGTTCGCGATATGCAACGGTTCCGCTGCCACCGGAACGGGCTCATTCTCCGAACGCGAGAGCATGACCGTCAGGTGGGTCGCCGCCAGAAGCCACAGCGGCGGGATCGCCGCGATCACCATCGCGATCAGCCCGTGAGGCTGAGCGTGTGCCACGTTGCCTGCGACCGAGACGAGCGAGGAGAACAGCAGCAGCGTCCAGGCGTACCACTGGTGCCGTCGCAGTGCGACCGTCGCCATCGTTGCGACGATGATGCCGCCGTCGACCACCAAGGGAACCATCCACGCCTGCCCCTCCGTGACCCCTGCGTGACCCGCGAGGTCCGCGAGGGCGGTGAATGAGAGGGCGAATGCGAGCCCGCCGACCGCGACGGTTCCGGCGACTGCGACACCCAGCGCAACGCGCTGACATGAGAGAATCTTCACTGCACCAGCTCCTATCTGGTGTGAATGCCCCTCGTCTGTTGCCGCAGGCGGGGGGCCCTTTTTGCGTTGTGTCTGCAGTGAAGGTAGCGAGCCGTGCAACTCTCCGCAAGCACGTCTCTCCAGGTCGTGAGGGTCACGATAAGGGTCACGCGACCCCGGAAAGAGAAAAGGCCAGAGGGTGAAAATGCCCTCTGACCTGCGGAGCGGGCGACGGGAATCGAACCCGCGTCGCTAGTTTGGAAGGATGGGTTTCAACAGGCCGTGTTCTGTCTGGTCAGAGTGTGTTTTTGGGGACCACCGGCCATGACCTCCGAGTGGACAAAAATCCCTGTTCGCGGACACGCCGTGACTCTTGAGGGTCATGATAGGGTCACGGAATATGGCAGCTAAACGACGCAGTTGGGGCAAGCTACGCACCATCGGGTCGGGCCGGATTCACGCATCCTATGTCTGCCCGTTGGACGGCAAGCGGTACAACGCACCCACCACCTACGACAACCGAATGGACGCCGAGGCCTGGCTCGCCAACGAGCGGCGGCTGCTCGATCTGGGGGAGTGGACCCCACCGGCTGAGCGGCTGCAGAAGCGAGCCGCATCCTCGATCACGGTCGAGGAGTACACCGCCAAGTGGCTCGAAGAGAGAGACCTCGCGCCGGGGACGCGGGAGCTGTACAAGACCCACGCCCGCAAGCGCATCTATCCGGCGCTGGGCGACATCGCGGTGGCCGAGATGACGCCTGCACTCGTCCGGACGTGGTGGGCCGGGATGGGCAAGGAGTACCCGACAGCTCGTCGGCACGCCTACAACATCCTCCGGGCGGTGATGAGCACCGCCGTCGAGGACAAGCTGGTCTCCGAGAACCCCTGCCGGATCGAGCAGAAGGCTCCCGATGAGCGCGACGTGGAAGCCCTCTCGGTCGAGGAGCTGGAACAGGTCGCCGCCGAAGTCCATGAGCACTACCGGATCGCGGTCTACATCCTCGCCTGGACGAGCCTGCGGTTCGGGGAGCTCATCGAGCTCCGTCGCAAGGACATCGAGGACGACGGGGAGACCATGATGTTCCGGGTCCGTCGCGGCGCGGCCCGCGTCGGCCAGAAGATCGTCGTCGGCAACACGAAGACCGTCCGCTCGAAGCGGCCTGTGGCCGTACCTCCGCACGTAGCCCAGATGGTCCGCGAGCACATGGCTGACCGCTCGAAGATGAGCAAGGGGCCCGAGGCCCTGCTGGTGACCACCACCAAGCGGGAGCGGCTGTCGAAGTCGGCCTTCACCCGCCAACTGAAGAAGGGCTACGCCAAGATCGGCAGGCCGGACCTACGGGTCCATGACCTCCGCGCCGTGGGCGCGACCTACGCGGCCCGCGCTGGGGCCACGACGAAGGAGCTGATGGTCCGTCTGGGACACACCACGCCCCGGATGGCGATGAAGTATCAGATGGCGTCGGAGGCTCGCGACGTGGAGCTCGCCAAGCGGATGTCGGCGCTCGCGACGTAGTAGACCGGGACGGCCTCACGGAGCGTCTTGTGGGCGGGCACCCTCCGCACCCGGACCCAGTTGGCGGCGGGGTTGGTACGAAGCTCCTCCGTCCACTCTCGGGCCTGCCGCATGGCCTCGCCCTCGTCCTCCTGCCACACACCCGACTCCACGATGCCGCCGTCCTCGACGCGGCGGCTGATCTGTGTGATGAACGAATCCTTCCGGCGCATACCGGGATCGTAGACCCCTGAAACGCAGAAAAGCCCCCCTCCGGAGAGGGGGGCCTTCTGCCTATGCTCTTGTGAAGATGTACGCCGCGCCTTGAGCGCCGGGACCGCCGTCCTGAGCGGAGACCATCGCGCCAGCGCCGCCACCACCGGGCGGGTTGCCTGCAGCACTGCCGTTAGGCTGTGCGGCACCGCCGACGTACAGCCGGTCGCTGACCGTGATGTTGCCGGGGGACTTACCGGTCGGGGCCAGCAGGCCCGTACCACCGGCACCGCCGTTGGCTACCAGACCGGCCCAGCCCGAGGCTGCCGCCGTCGTGGCCTGACCGGGCTGACCGGCTTGACCGGCGACGATGCTGCCGTCGCCGCCAGCGCCACCGGCACCGACCGTGCCGCTGATGACTGCCAGCGCCGGGATGTCCACTCCCACTTCGAGAGTGACCCAGTTCCACTGACCGGCCTCGCCACCGTTGCCCCAGCCGTCGAAGGACGCCATGCCCTTACCGCCACCACCGCCGCCGAGGAGGACCACGTCGACATACCGGGCCCACGATGGGAGCGCGTAGTTCCACGCGCCCGCCGTCGTGAATGCCTGGAAGTCGGTCGGGACCTTCACGGCCTGCACAACGATCAGGGGCATTAGGCCACCTGACCCTTGATGTCGGCTACGAGCATCTGGCCCGGAGTCGACCCGACGCCGGTCACATGGACCGTCAGGATGTCTCCGGGGAAGAACTGCCAAGTGCCCGAAGCACCTTGGCCCGTGACCTGATTCGCGGCTGCGATGGTCGCAGACGAACCGCTAAGGGCCACACCGTTCTTCCGCAGCTCGACGGTGAGGTTGCCGGAAGCGTCAGCGGTTGCACACCGGTAGTAGACCGACTCGAACGTCACCGAGCGGGTCAGCCGGATACCCAACGGGTTGTCACCGCCGCCGACAGCGCGAGTGCCTGCCGAGTGGACGAACGACACGTCATAGGGCACCGGGCCAGCGCCACCGCCCATGTTCGGGTCGTTGTCTGTGATCGTGATCCGAGTACACGAACACGGCGTGCCCTGGCCGAGGTTGCGGTTCCGGGCCTGGCCTTCCCAGCCCCAACGCCGGTAGTTCGTACCGACCTTGGAGATGACCGCGTCGTCGGACCACGACGCGAGCGGGGAGCCGTTCTTCAGGAACCGGAACTTCTCGATACCGTCGACCGTCCCGGCCTCGATGGTGAAGATCGACCCAGTGCCCCAGGTGCAGTTGAAAATCGAACCGACGAACTGATCGCTGCCGTTGGACCGGACACCGAACTGCGCCTTGTACGCGCCACCGACCTCGATGAACACGCCATCGGTGATGCCGACCGTAGGAGCGTCGTCGTTGACGCGGGCCCAGAGCCGGATGTGCGAACCGCCCTGGAAGGGCTCTTGTGGCTCACCCGCGATGGTGCCGACGACGAAGGTGATCTTCTGGTAGTCGGTGACCGTCTTCTCGTCAGCCGGGTCCGTCCGGACGAACGTGGCCGTGTTCTGCGTGGCTCCCTGGTCGACCCACCGGGCCTGGTGGCCGTCGAGGTAGTAGTACCCCTGGTTCGACCCGTAGCCGCCGCCCGAGTAGAACTCAGCCCAGCCGGGGCCGATGGCCGTCGAGTTGGACCGCTCGAAGTCGTCACCGCCGGCGATACCCGCGCCGTTGCCTTCCTGATCCAACCGGCGCTGAAGCTCCGCGATGGCCGACGAGTTCGCGGACGTGGTGCCCGCGAGCTCACCGATCCGCTCAGCCGGTTCGACATACGTCAGGTCGTCCGAGGGGGTCGTACCCGTCAGGGCCGACCAGAAGTTGTTCCACGTGTTCTGCAGGCCGTCCACGGCCTCGTCCACGCCCGTCGTGACGGTGGCCCACCAGTCCTTCACCGCCTGGACGGCGTCGTTGATCGGTACGACCTCACCGCCGCCCAGAATCTCCAGAATCTGGTTGACCATCGTCTCAACGAGGTTGAACGACTCCTGAATCCACTCATCAAACTCCCCACGCAGCAACGCCATTGGTGCATCCGTGAGGTGGTCGATGATGGTCGTGACCGCCGTCGCGACATCCTCGAAGTCGTCCTCGATGGCGTCGGGGATCAGCGGCTTGAAGTGCTGCAGCGCCTCCAACGGCATCTTGAGGAGCTGCTCTTCGAGCAGGTCGAGCGCGTTGAGCGCCGAGATGGCCGGGAGCGTGAACAGCGACCGAACGATCTCTTCGGTGTAGTCCTGGCCGTAGTTGTAGTCCCCACCGCCGTTGCCAATCTCAAATGCCCCGCTACCCAACCACTTCGAGAGCATCCCCTGATCGGGGGACTGATGCGGTGTGGTCACTAACTACCTCCCTCCGACGAGCCTGAGCCTGTCTCCTTCGATGCGTTCAATCCGCTCGGTGCGAAGCTCCTCGCGGAGCCCGCCGATGTCCTTCTTGACTTCGTGCAGCTCTTCACGCATCTGCTTGAATCCGTCGTCTACCGACTTCGCGAGTGCGTCGATGTCGTCCCGCACGTGCGTCTTGTGGCCGTTCGTTACGGCCCGGTGGCCTCGCCACGCCGCGATGGCGGCGAGGGTGGCGGGTACGCCGACGATGGCATACGCCGCCAAGTCCCACCACGAATCCGCTTGCAGCGTGCTCACTTCTTCACCGGGGTGACGTGCCTGTGACCCCACAGAGCCAGACCCATCGGCACCGCCACCGCGTAGAACGCGACAGCCGGTTCGACCCACGACACGTCCAGGGTCTTGCCCAGGATCGCGCCAGCGAGGCCGATGCCGGTCAGGATCGCCCCACGGAGGACCAGTGGCTCGGGAACGCGCTCCTCGACCCCTTCGATGTCTCCGTCCTCGTCGATGTCCCAGCCGAGCTGCAACGGCTGGGTGTCTTCCAGTTCGTATGCCATTGGTGGCTCCCTTAATCGTTGATGACTTGAGCGGTATCGCGCTGCGGTACGTAGTCCTGAATCAGGCCCAGAGCCCGGAACTGGCCCAGCATGAACTCGCGCTCCTGCTGGGTCATCTTCTCCACGTTCGGGAGCTTGACCGGCTTCGGTGCCGGGGTGTCCTTCGAGACCCACCGCGCCGCGTTGTTGTAGTTCGACCGGGCCCCACGGAACGGAGGCTGCCACCGGATGCGCTGCTTCGGGAGCTTGCTGACGTGGATGTTGCCGTTCTCGTCAGCCAGCGACTCCAGATAGTCCCGGTGAGCAAACCCACACTGCCACAGGTGCTTTGACCATTCCTTCAGCATGGCCGGGTTGGTCACCGCGCCGACCCCGGCGAGCAGCGGGAGGTTCCTGAGAGCCCACGAGAAGTGCTCCTCTGGCTTCCTCCAGTCGACCTCCTCCTGTGGCTTGATACTCATTTGGCGTGCCTTTCAGTGAGATTGGGGGAGAGGGGGCCGAAGCCCCCTCCCCGGTTACAAAATTCCTGCCGTGCCAAGTGCGCCGTTGACCGTCTGGATCAACTCGAACAGCTTGAGCACCGGGTCCTTCGGTTCGCGGTACCCGACCTCGAACTCCCAGCCCTTCGGGCCGTCCTTGCCCCAGGAGTAGCTGATCTTCGTGACTCGCTCCACGAAGACCATGTCCGGGATCGGGAAGCCCAGAACCGTTGTGCCGACACGTGATCCGATGAAGAAGTGGCCGTAGCCCTTCTCCCCGACGTAGTACGGCGCGGCGTCGGACACCTTGATGGTGTGCGCCGTGTGCGCCCTGGTGTCGTGAATCTTCTTCCGGATCGCCAGGAACATCGAAAGCGTGAACGCCTTCTCAGCCCCGTCAGCCCAACCCTCGTAGAGGTGGAAGTCGCCCAGGCCCGTGTCGCTGCCTTCGAGCAGCGGGATCGGGAACGGTGTCTCCGTAGCCCGGAGCGTCGGCCATTCCTGGAAAGCCAGGAATACGTCCGAGTACAACGGCTTCGCGACCGCGTCCATCATGCCGCCCAGCGGCGGGAGGTCGATGGCACCACCGACCGCGCCCAGCGCGGCGAGCTGGCTGTTGATGAACGATGTCAAGAAGTCGCCGCCCATGTTGATGGCTGCCGAGATCGCCTCGTTCACACCCGGCATGGACGACCCGCCACCGACAAACGATGTGTCAGTGGCCTCGTAGTACTTAAACTCCGAGCTCTTGATCCCGGTGTACGGCCCCTCCTCGAACACGATCCACGGAGCGTGCGGGTTGGTCCCGAGGAACCCTGGCTCGTAGTACTCGCCGGGGAACGTCGGGTCGCCGTAGAACACGTCCACGCCTTCGGTCATGCCGTCGCTCGCGATGTTGACCACCGCTCGCCACAGACCCGTCAGGAGCGAACCACCGAACGTGGTCTCGCTGCCCCAGCCCGAGTTGTCCACGATGTCCCAAACGACGCAGCCGCGTCGAATCGGGATGAGCGACAACAGGTCCTCCAGCGGACCGATGTTGAGCTCGCCACGCAGGTCCTCGAACGGGTGCGGGTCCTCATCCGGCAAGTACCGCCGGCAGACCACCGTCAACTGCGCGTCGTCCAGCGTCTTCTTCGCCACGTCGTGGAAGTTCTGGAACCGACCGAACACCAGCGTCAGAGGCGAGTTGTCCCCGAGGAACGGGAACGGCTTGACGATGTTCCTCCACTTCGTGATGTCGAAGCTCAGCGGCATCCACTCCGTTGGATCGAGTGGGTTGTCCGGGAGCGTCCACAGACTCGTTTCGAGTCGGAGGATGTTCACGAACAGCGTGAGCAGCAGGCACCACTTCGCGGGCCCGAAGATCAACCACAGCTTGGGGAACTGCAGCTCCGGACGCAGGAACGGGTTGGCCCAGACGAGGATGTGCTTCAGTTGCTCGTAATCGTGCTTGAACACGATTTCGAGGTAGCAGTCCCCGTTCTCCTTCCGGACCACCGTGTAGTGGTCCATGAACCCGGACCACCGAGCCCCCTGCTTGTCGATGGTGATGATGACGTTGCGCTTGTCGCGCCCACGGAAGTTCATCACCCACTTCGCGAGGTAGTGGTCCAGCGACAGCTCCAGAGACGCTGTGCCCGTGTCGTTCTCGATGAACTCGAAGTCGCCTCCGCGCTCACCGGCCACGACACCGCGCAGCACCATGTCGCCGTTCCAGAGCCGGATCAGGGGCGGCTTGCGCCGCTCCCTTTCCCGGAACTCCTTGCGCTCTTGGATCGTGTTCCAGACGCGATCAGCGTCGGCCAACGACTCAATCGTGACGCTCATTCAAGCCCCCAGGGCCGAGTCCACGCACGCGGGATGCGGAGCACGACCATCTGGCCGGGAACCGCACCGCTGACCGTGATCTCGAACGTCTTCGAGTACGTGTACGGCGGGACGTAGTGGTGGAACCGGACACCGTTCATCCGGGCCCACAACTGAGACCCGTTCTCCGACGAGACCTGTTCCTCGCGGGGGTCCGTGTTCACCACGGCGTTCTCCGGAGTGGCTGTGTAGCCCTCTGTGTGGCGAATGACGCGGACGTAGGGTGTTGTGCTGCTGTCGCCGTCATCGTCCGTCAGAGACGAACTGGCGGTCATCAGCGGCTGCGCCACGCCCTCGAATCCCTCGCCCGTGAACGCCACGCGCCACGGCTGGTGCGGGGACAGGAACGTCGGACCCGCGTCCACGGTGATGCTGCCCGGACCCAAGTTCGGCAGCGCCTCAAGGGCTGCCTGGACCTCCGACGCGCTCGCGTCGATGTCGATGGGTGCCGTTGTCGCACCGTCGAACGTCAGCGTGAACGTCCCACCGGTCGGATCACCGACGACGGTGATCAACTGGACCTCAGCGGTCCGCAGACCGCCGATCAGCCCCGGCATCCGGACACGCCGGTTGGCGTTCTTCTCGTTCTCGAAGTCGTAGTCGGGGATCGTCCAGATCACCGCCGGCGAGTTGGGCGCACCCAACCAGGGGATGCCCGGAACATACGGCTCAGCCGGTTCCTGCGTGGAACCCGGCAGCAGCCACTTCAGCCACGTGATCTGGTCGGTCGGGTTGAGCCCGCCCGGATTCTGTCTGCCTGTCGCGTCGACCGATCCTGGCTCCACCGTGATGTACAGCGTCTCGGTCGGAAGCTCCTCCTGCGGCCAGGGCCACGGAAGCGGATTCGGGTCGAACGTGGTGTCGAGTTGCGTTGTGGCCGTGTAGATCAGATCGTCCTCGTACCAGAACGGGTCGTAGGCGACACAGACCATCGCGACCTGATTGATCTTGTTGCCACGTGGGTCGGTGTAGAGCGAGACCTCCGGCGACTCTGCCAACCGCACCTTCAAGTACCGAGTCCCGGATTCCGGCGTCGTGACCTTCAGGATGCAGTCACGGTCGAACGCCCACGCCTTGCGCCAGCGCGAATCCCGCGACAACCAAGAGTGACCCTCACCCTCGTCGTGGGGAATCTCGACGCCGAAGACGATGTCGCGCTTCAGAATCCGATGGTTCAGGTAGCGAGCGCCGGGGAAGTTCCCCGGCTCCTCGCTCACCACCTTCACCGGAGGGTCGTAGAGACCCTTGACATCTGTACCGAGGTACACACCCTGATCGCCCTCACCGGGACCGGCCAGAGTGAACAGTTCGCCGTTGACCCCAATCAGTTCGACAAGGGTCTCCACGTACTACCTCCTATTGAATTGCAACGCCTTCTTGTTCTGGATGTTCTGCTGCATCGAGACAGCGTCATCCGGAGAAGCGACGTTGAAGATGAACTGCTCGCCGAACTTCAGGCCCTCCTTAAGTGCCTGGGACACAGCGCCTTCGCCCGAAATCCCGAGGTCCTGGAAGAACTGATTCGCGTTCGCCGTGGCGAAGTCGTAGGGCATCTTCGCCATCTTGTTGAAGAGCTCCGCGTACTGGCTGTTGGTCTCGGAGACCGCACCGTTGTACTTGCCCTGGTAGCTCAACTGCTCACGCTGCAGTTCCAGCTCGTCCTTCTGGATGTTCAGCGCGTCGATACGCTGCTGCAGTGCAGCCCTGCCTGCCTTGTCCTTCGAGTCAAGCGCGTTCTTCTCCGCTTGCAGCTTCTGGCGTTCGAGCTCGATCTCGTCCTTGCGGATGCTGATCTGGTCGAGCATGGCTCGCGTCTCAGCGTCGAGCTTGCCGCTGCCCGTCGACTGCTTCACCGTCTTCGACATCGACCGCTGCAGATCGCCCGCGCTCGTCGCGACGGACTGCATCTGCGAGGCCATCTGGCCGAAGTTGAAGTTGAACGTCAGGTTCGCGGCATCACCGAACACTTCCTTCGCGGCCTGCATCAGCTCCTTGGCCGTCTGGACCACGGAGCCCTGCGTGCTCTTCATGCCGTCTGCGAACGCCTGCCCGATGGACTGACCCGAGTAGCTCACCCAGCCACGGCCCGAGAACGGACCCTCCTTCGCCGGGGAGAACGGGAACAGGTTGCGAACCGCGCTCACGACCTTCTTGGCCGCACCGACCGCCAGGTCGATACCGGCCTCGATGCCCCTGGCGAAGCCAGCGATCAAAGCCCGACCGGACTCGACCAGGAACGAGCCCAGATCGCCCAGAGCGGACTTGACCTTGCCCGGAAGCTCAGAGGCCTTGGCAGCGATGTCCGAGACGCCCTGAGCGAAGCTAGCCACCCATTCGCTGATCTTCGTGACGACGTTCGAGATAGCCCCGATGAGCGACGAGATCGCCCCCAGCACAACACCACCGATGGTGGCTGCGGCCTGTGCGAAGGCCGCGATGAGGCTGAAGATGATGCTCACCAGCGGGACAATCGTCGGCATCATCCGGGCGAACGACTGCGCCAACGACACGACGTGCGGCAGAAGCTGCAGGATCGACGGCACCAACTGGATGAACGCCGGGACCAACTGGCTGATCAACATCGGGGCGAGCTGCAACACCGCACCGGCCATCTGGCCGAATGCCGTTGCGAGCGCCGGGATGTGCGGAGCCAGGTTCGTCACCAGGGTCGCACCCAACTGCGCGAACTGCTGCACCAGACCAGGCAGCAGCGGAGCCACCTGCTGGATCGCCGTCGACAGCGTCGTGCCGATCAGCTCAGCGACCGGCGTCAGGATGTTGCCCAGCGTCTGGAGGTTGGGCACCAGGACCGCGCTCAGCGTGTCGGCCAGCGTCGTGAACGCCGGCGTCAACGCCGTGACAATCGGCGCGAGGCTAGTTCCCAACTGCCCCAGGACATTCCCCAACATCGAGGAGATCGAAGTCAGGGCGGGCATCAGCGCCACGCCGAGGTCGGTGAAGCCCTTGAGCAGGTTCTGCAGCGCGGGGCCGAGCTGCGGCATCGCGTTCAGGCCCGCCTCCATGAAGCGGGTGAAGCCGTCCGTCAGTCCGTCGAGGGTCTGAGACAGGCCCTTCATCGCGGCGTCGAACACGCCGTTCTGAGAGACCCGCTCGATCATCGAGTTGAACTGGTTCGCGAACGTACCCAGCGAGCCTGCGAGGTACCCGAATGCCTGCGAGCCGGATTCGCCCATCGTCAGGAACGCCTGCGTGAACGTCTGCATCGGGCCCTGCATCTGGGAGAAGAACCCAGCGGTGTTCGCGAGGATGTTCTGAATCTGCTGCATCCCCCCGGAGGAGGTCAGCGCGTTCGTGACACCCTGGAACATGTTGACCAGGCCCATCGCCATCGTCTGCAGGCCACCCTGCAACTGCGGCAGCTTGGTCGCGAGGTCCTCGAAGATCGGCGTCAGCGCCTGCTGGAACGTCCCCGAGACGGCGGTCTTCAGTTGGTCGAAGACCGGCATCAGCGTCTCGGCTGCGGCCTTGATGCCGTCCATGCCGAGCGCGATCACACCGACCGCACCGCCTGCCGCGCCGAGCAGCGACGGCAGACCAGCCAGCAGGCTGGACACCAGTGCGATGGCCGGTGCCGCCAGCGTGAACACGCCGACGAAAATCCAGCCGACCCGAGTCAGGCCGAGAATCCTCTGGCCCGCACCACGGAAGCTCTTGCTCGCCTTGTCGGCGTCCTTACCGGCCCTGCCGAATACCGACATGAACCGGTTGAGGAACCCTCCGGGGCCGTCGCCGTCTCCGCTGCTCTTCATCGCCCGCAGAGCGGCCTGGAAACGCCGGAACCCGTTCGTGGCGTTGACGTTCGCATCGCGGATCGCCATCGCCCACGTCTTCCACCGAGCCGCGTTACGGCTCAGCGTCGGGTCCTGCTGGCGCAGCCAGACCTGCTGCTGACGCAGCGCGGCGGTGAACTCCCGCAGGATGTTCTTCCCGCGCCGTGCCATGACGTTCTGCGAACGCCACCAGGCGAGCGTGTGGTTGAGCAGAGGCCGCTGCCGCTGCTGTTCCAGCGTCAGCCGGTTGACCTCACGACGGTAGTCACGCAGGCCTACAGCGGCCTGCTTGCCCAGGCGAGCGAAGTCGCCCAGACCGGCCCGGAACTCGCGCCACGCGACCCCGAGGCCGCGCTGATTCACATCGACAGGGACATCGACCCCTTGAGCTGCCTGGGCCTTGAGACCGGCCATGAGGGCAGCCATTTGGGCACGGGTGCCCTTCGGGTCGAGGTTGACCTGGACAGGGACCTCGCCTCGAAGCGTCTTCTCAATCGCTTCGAGCTTGGTCTTCAGCTCCCGGTAGAAGTTGTCCAGATTGGGGACAACTCGAATCGAGATGCGACCGACTTCCTGGCCGGTGAAGTTGGGCACTAGCCTGCCGCCTTCCTTGCTCTCTTGGCCGCGATCATCTGCGCCACCGTGTGGGCGAACGATCCCGGCTTGTGGACTTGGTTCTTGCGTGTCGTCCGGTCAGGCGTCGGATACGGTTCCGGCGCTTGAAGTTTCTTCTTGGTGTGAGACTGCAGGTAGACGTACTGGAATGCCCGCACCGCATTGACGATGGCGGCGAACGTGTACCGCGACTCGTCCCAACCACGGAACTGGGGCCCGCCACGCTTCGCTGCGTAGAAGCGGGAGCCGACAGGCAGTTCCTTGATCAGGACCAGAAGCCACTTTGGAGTGAGGCGGGCCTCCGGGTTGAAGATGTCCCGGAGGTCCACGCCGTACTCCGTCAGCAGGTCTGCGGCTATCTCGTCGCCGTAGTCGTCAATCAGTCGTGCGAGCGCGGCGCTTCCCCCGGATTCGTCGCCTCCATCCAGGCCTCGAATACCTTCAGGGTCAACGCAAGATCGTCTTCGAGCTGGCTCACCAGCGCACGACCGCCGGTGGGGCTGTCGGCAACGAGCTCCAGCACCCGCAGGGCGATGGACGCCGTCTCCTCCAGCTCCTCGACCGTCATGTCCTCTTCGGCCTTGCCCTCCGACATCTTGTCCATGCGGTCCAGGTGGCCGAACAGCTCCTCGCGAGCGGCCTTGCCGACGCGGAGCAGGTTGCGAAGGGTGACGGTCTCACCACCGAGGTCGAGCTTGACCGGGGCGAACTCCTTCTCGACTTCCTCACGGAACGAGTCGAGGGTGAAAATCTTTGACATAGCGGACCTTTCGTGATCAGGCGGGCCAAATCGGTTGGGGGAGTGGGAGGGAGGGGCAGGCCCGCCAAGGAAACCCCTCCCTCCCGAGATCACCAGAGCACCAGCTCGCTGTCGTCGGCCTCGTCGCCGTCGATCAGCGGTACGGTGTCAAGTTCTCTTCAGACCTGTGCGTTGGGGAACAGGTCCTCGTTGATCCAGGTGAACAACGGGTTGCTACCTTCGTTCAGGAAGGTCGCCCGCACCGGCAGCGAGGCGAACTCGTCCACCGGGAGCTGGATCGCGTCGTCGCGGCGCACCGACGCCTTGCTGGCGTGGAAGCCGATACGCACGTCGCGGTCCTCGATGACCACCAGCAGCGCCTTCTCGGCAGGAGCGGCGGTACCGCTCACGCCGAACTCGCCGGGGGTCGTGGAGGCGTTCGCGCCGTAGTACAGCGTCAGCGCGTCCTCATCGAACTGCTGCAGGAAGATGGTCAGGTAGTCGACCGGGTCTTCGGTCGTGACCTCACGCAGCTTCTTCTTCTGCCAGGTGCCACGGACCTCCGTGTCACCGCCGTCGAAGCCAAACTCGGGCATGTCGCCGCGAGACGTGTGGCCGACGCTCACCCAGCCGGTCGCCGTCGACCACGCGCTGGGGTCTTCCAGGTCGAGCGTGTCGATCTCCGTCGCCGTCGGCTTGACCGCCGTGCCCACCGGGCCGACGTACACGTAGCCGACTGCAGCGGTCAACACCGCATCGTCGTTCAGTGCCATCTAGGGTTCTCCTTTTGGTGAATGGGTGGGGTTATCCGTCAGTGACGGGGCGGCCTCAAGCCCAGTGCGATCAGCCCTTGGACCCTCCAGGAGTCCATGAACGGGGAGCTGAATTGCGTTGCGCCCATTGTTTCTTTGATCGAATGCAGGTAGCCAGCGGGCGTCGGGGTCTGGTACCGAACAGCGTCGTAGAGCACCTCTAGGCACTCTTCGTACATCTGCTCGCACTCGATGAGTCCTGCTGTGTGGTAGACGGTCATCTCGATGACGGGGAATCCGAGCTGCTTCGGTCGGCGGTCGTGACGGGTACCGCCGATGCGCCGAATGTTGACCATCGGGAAGTCACGCAGGTTGATGTTCTCGATCCAGGTCCCGACCTTCGCCGGGGCGATGCCCGGCACCACACTGACCGGATCGAGCATGTTCTCGTGTCCCCGCAGCAGAGGGAGCACGACCTGTTGGATGCGTGGCAACGCTGACATCCGCACTCCTTCCTATGCGAGGCCTGCGGCCTTCATCAGGATGTAAAGGCCTTCAGGCGGTTTCGTGTCTGTTCCGGCGAACACACCGGACGGGTCGTGGCCGAACTCGATAGCCAGTGCGTTGGGCGCGTTGAGGCTGAAGAACGAGTCCACGTCGCCGCGTTCGGCGCTGGTGTACGTCAGGTGGTCCGGACCGAAAATCTTGTGGTGCGGGGTAGTGGCCCGCACATACGCCAGATTCGCGGCTGCCCGATCCTCACCGTCTTGGGCTTCCTCCCACAGCGCGTCACCGACGCCGTCGAGGTTGGCGACGATGGCGTTGAGGGACCTGCGGCCAATGAGCTTCGCCATCAGTACCTCTTGATCGTGTACCGCGTGTGCCGCGTGCGCCGAGAGCCGGTGTAGAACGCGGGCTCACCGAACAGAGCCCAGCGGATGGGCTCACCCGTCTCCGGGTTGGTGCCCCACTCGATCTGCGACTGCATACCGAGTACGCCGTGCTCACGGTCGAACTTCGGAGTGAAGTGGATCGTGTAGACCCGCTCCGACTCGAATCCCTCGTTGTCCTGTTCCTGACGACGCGACGACGTACCCGACTGGCCGAGCACCTGAATCCTTGCCTTGGTGGGGATTCCGGTCTCGGACGGCCTCGCCCGCAGGTTGCCGTCAGCGTCTCGGCTGACGACGTGCGGGTAGACCACCACGTCCTGGTTACAACGGTCGAGCAGGCTCACAGGCCCCTCCTTTCCACGTTGCCCCAGTGGATGCGCCAGTCGTGGACGCAGTAGCAGATGCCCAGTTCGTGGTCGCACTTCGACGGGTCCACGTCCTCCGGATTGACGGCCAGCGTGAAGTCATCCGGGTACGGCCCAGCGGGCTGAACATCACTCGCGCTCATGACGGCATCTCGAATGTCGGTGCGAGCACGAAGAATCCACGGTTGACGACGCCCAGGTCCTCCCACTCCTCGTCGGTGATCTCCAGGACCCCCGACGCGAGCCGTTGGCTGAGCATGTACGTGTAGCCGCCGTCCGTCTCTGACTGGAAGCCCTCCGGGTTGCGGAGCAGCCGAAGGACGGCCTCTGCCTCGACCCTCTTGACCTCTTCCACGTCGATGTCGCCGTCAGCGATCTTCTGGTCGAGGGTCTTGATCCGACGCCGAATCTTGCGCTCGGCGTCTTCGAGGCGGGTTTCGACGAGAGTGCGCTCTTCGTCGGAGAGCTCGCGGACCCAGCGATTCTCAACGTCTACCGCAGTCGCAATCGCCATGTCTCACTCACTCCTTCGTATCGGGCACCTCTGCCGGCGTTGGTTCTGTCTGTGGTTCGGGCGCGACGACGGGCTCGGCCTTCCTGGCCCGCTTGCGCTTTGGCTTGCGTGGTGTGATGGTGGCGTCCACCCAACCGCCCTGGGCGATCATGCGAGCGCCGTCCTCGTCGTTGACGGTGGCGATGCCACCCGAGAGCTTGTTGCGAATCCTCATGCGGCTCCTAACCCACCGACAGGCGAGGGGCCCGAAGGCCCCCCGCCCGGTACGGTGTCAAATTGTCAGCCAGCCGACTCGGTGGCGTCCTCGTTGGTGAGGCGAACGAACGCCTCGACATCGTTGATGAGCAGACCGAACTCGGCCTCCACACGAACGGCGACGAGGTTGTGCTGCCACAGCGAGACGAACTCGGGCTCGGCCTTGGTGCCGAGGTTCAGGGTCGCCTGATCCGACACGTCGAAGGACAGGCCACCGACCTGGCCCCAGACGACCTGGCTGAAGTCGCCCATGAAGCCCAGCACGCCCGGAGTCGCGGTCAGGTCCGCGACGTGGTCCGACAGCACGGTCGGACGGCTCAGGATGCGGCCCTCACGGTAGGGGGTCACCAGGCTGTCGTAGGTGCTCTCCACGAACAGGGGACGACCGTTGGCGTCCTTGGCCCCGTTCAGGATGGGCTCCGCGACATCGTCCAGCAGGGTGCCGCCCCACTTCTTGCCGTTGTTCACCAGCAGGCTCAGGCCGGTCACGCCGATGGCGTCGTAGGCGGTGAGCTCGGTGTTGGTGCCGGTGCCGTCCGGATCGACCAGCGAGACGGCCTTGCTCGTCTCGTTGATGTAGTTGTCGAACGGGCTGTCGGTGCCGTAGATCGCGGCGGCGTCGAAGGCCAGCGCGATGGCCGTACCGATCTTCTGGCGCATGGTGCCCAGGTAGTTGTACGGGTTGGCACGGACGGTCTCAGCCGAGGCGATGAAGATCGTGGCGATCTTGTGCGGCTCGACCTGCTTGACGCCGAGGGCACCCTTGGTGATGGGCTTCATGTCGCCCTCACCGATCCACCCGGCGCTCACGTCACCGGTCCAGTGCGGGATCTTCACGCCGGTCGGGCCCATCGGAATCTTCCGGGCCAGACGCTGCACGATGGAGGTCTTCTCCGCTTCCGCGAAGTAGTCCTGAGCCTGCTCGGGCTCCAGAGCGCCCTGGAAGATGCTGTCGCCGGTCTGGGCGATCTGCGAGTGGTTGACCGGGAAGTCGGTCCCAGCTGCCATTTGTTCTTTCTCCTTGTGCTAGTTGGTATTTGGGCTCAGAAGCCGATCTTCGCCTTGAGGGCTGCCATGATCGGGTCTCCGTTGAGCGGCAGTGGCTTACCACCGCCAGAGCCCTGGGTGGGGTCGTAAGGCGGGTCGTTCTGGTCGAACCCACCGAACAGTTCCTTGGCCGACTCGGCCGACTCGGTGATGGATTCCTTGTCCTCACCCTTGAGAATCGCCGCGAAAGCGCGGACCTTCTCGGACGGAACCTTGGCCTCCAGAGCGACGTACACCTTCTCCAGCTCGATCCAGGCCTTGCCCAGTTCGTTCTGCAGTTCGGTGTATGCCGTGTCCTTCTCAGCCAACTTGGCCTCGTACTCGGCCTTCACCTCGTCCCGAGCGGCCTGCACAGCCTCGTTCTTGGACGTGCGGTGCTTGGCGTTCTCGCGACGGAGCTCCTCGACGTACTCGCGGCTGAAGACCTCCTGCTGTTGGGGTGCCTGACCCTGCGGGGTGCCCTCGTTGTTGCCGGAATCGCCAGCGGGAGTGGTGTTTTCGTCGGCCATACTGATGTATCCTCCTGGGATGTTGAGCCCCACCTGGGGGCTGTGGGTGTGGTTGAGTTACGCCGCAAAGGCGAACTCGGACATGGAAACTCGTCCCCGTTCGAGGAGACGACGGAGAGCCTTTTGGGTCTCCCTGTTCATGTTGTCGGTGGCTGCCTCACCGGACTCGATGAGTCGGTTGGCCTCTCTCCCGGCCTCGATCCACAACTGCTCGGCACGCTTGTACGCGGCGTAACCGGGCCAGTTCGTTTCGTGGTAGACCGGGACCACCTTGCAGTCGCACCCGTCATGCCACTGCCTCATGTACTCGCTGACATCCTCACCGGCAGCCCACATTTCGGCTGCTGTGTCGTCATCGAGGTCCAAGCCTGCGGTGTCTGCTCCGAGGTAGACGGGCCCTCTGGAGATCAGCATCAGGCACCAGTAACAAGTCTCGCGGCCAGTAGCCACCCGAGCCCAACCCTTGACAACGCCTGTCTGCGGGTCGTTTTCGACGGCGCGGATGATCTGCTTGCGGCCGGCGTTCTCCACGTTCCGGACGACGCGACGGGCAACCTCCCCGAGCGCAGTCTGCGGTGCTTGCTGCATCGACATCTTGCGCCGGGTCGGCTCCATGTCGTCTACGAACTCCTCGAAGTCGTACTCGACCAAGAACCGTTCATGCCTTGGCCGACCGTGCTTCTCGCGCTCGGAGTCGTAGAACTGTCGCGCTATCTCAGCGGCCTCCAGACGCTTCTGGTAGACCTCCGGATAGAGAAGCTGCAGGAACGCGATCCAGTCCGCTACGGACAGAGCTGGCTGCAGAAACAGCCGACCGAAGCGCAGGACGTAGGTCGCTACCGCCGCCGAGAGCGCCGCCTGTCGGGCGGCGTACTCTTCCGGCGTCACTCGTCAGTGGCCTCCTCTTGTGGAGTCGGCTCCTGCTGGCCCTCTTGTGGAGGGCCGTCCTGACCGGGACGCGGGGCGTACCGACCGGCCAACTGGCCGATGGCGTCCTCCTCCTCGTCCCACTCGCGCATCTGTCGGCGCTCCTCAACCGAGTAGCCCATGTCGATGCGGGCACGTTCCTTCGGGATCACGCCCATGCCCTGGCCGTACAGCTTCACCGCCGCGTCGGCCTTCGCCGCATACGTCGGCGTGCTCGGGTCGCGCCAGATCGACTCCATCCGGTAGTACTCGGCGGGAATCTCGCTGCCCTTCATCACCTTGTAGGCGACTCGCATGACCTGCTCCCACGCACCCCCGAAGATGCGTGCCTTGCGCTCCGCGTTCATCACCAGCCGGGACTCAGACGACCGGATGGCCTCAGCCGAGGCCGGGTTGTCCGAGCTGAACGACAGGTACTGGGGCGGCAGGCCGGTGTATGCCGCTGCCTTCTTGTCCAGTGCGTCAAGGGCATCCACGAAGTTCCGCAGCTCCGCTGCGTCGAACTGGTACGCCTTGCCTTCCGCTGCCTCGAACCCGAGGATGCGGGCGTAGTACGCCTCGAACGCCTGACGCGGGGTCACCGGGGCGTCCGGGTCGTCGTCCGGGATGCCGAGCTCGCGGCGCGTCACGCCGAACAGCAGGCGCAGGGGGACACCCATCAGCTCTGCCGTCGACTGCATCAGCATCAGCGTGCGGGCGGCGGCGTCGGTCACCGAGCGCAGCTCCGGGGTGATCTCCGACGTTCCGTACAAGTCCGACAACCGGTTTCGGTTCGGAATCGGAACGACGGGCACCAGACCCAGGCCGTGCCGGATGTTGCTGACCTGCTGCCACTCGCCCTCGACCTTGTCGTAGATGACCGTCTGATCGGGCAGGTAGACCGTGCAGGAGATGACCTCACTGCCCTGGTCGTCGTAGATCGCTCGGATCGCGTCCTTGACCTGCCGGGTACGCGGGTCGATGTTCGCGTGCAGGTTGGTCGGCGGCTCCACCCGGATCAGCGGGACGTTCGGGTCGACGTTGATGTCGACCTTCGGGTCGGGCTTCGAGATGGTCACGAACGACCGGCCATGAACCAGCGCATCGACGTGGCCCAGCGTGGATTCCACGTCGAGGTCGTTGGCCTGCCACCACGACCACAGCTCCTCGTCGGCCTCCGTCTTACCTGCGATCCGGAACCCTTCGAGCTCCAGCCGGTCGGCCAGCGCGTTGATGTACAGCCGGGGGTACCCGACATGCGCCAGCAGACGGCGCATCTCCGGGGGCACCGCGATGCCAATCGCGTCCGGACGGCGCTCCGACTCGTAGTAGGCGGTGTTGTCCGCGTAGGAGCGTGCCTTCTCCTCGAACTGGCTCAGCAGCTCCTCGCGCCGAACCTCCGGGTCCACCTTCTGCTGCTTGACGGGCGCGGTCATCGAATCACCACCGCCCGTCCGCTACGGTGCTTCTTGCTCATCATGTAGTCCTGTCTCGCGCCGAACGCGAGGACCGCGCAGACAGCCGCGTCGATCTTCTTGCTGCTGTCCTTGCTCTCCTTGCGAATCGAGATCGCGTCGAAATTGGTCGGATGTCGTCGGGCGTTCAGGACGTGCTGTCGCAGAACGAGATTCCCGTCGTGGTACAGCTCGCGCTCCAGCACCGCGTCGAGGAACCTCTCGCAGTCCAGCGCGAATCGCTTTGTCTGGCCGCGCATGTCGAACGCCACCGGGTTACCGGGGGTCGCGTTGACCTTCAGCTTGCGCTTGAAGTCCCGACTCCACTGGTCGACGTAGGCCTCGAACTCCTTCACGTCGGCCCGGAAGCCGACCACGTCGTACCGTTGGAACGCCGAGCGCACAGTGGCGTCCACGTCCTCGCGGGGGACCTCGTCGCCGGGGTAGTCCTCCGGGTTCCAGGTCTTGATGACGAAGAGCATCCCGTCCTCGATCCGGCACGCGACCAGCGCGGTCCAGTCGTTGGACTTCGACCCGTCGAACCCGAGGGTGATCCGGTCGTTCCGCTTCAGCCCGAACACCTTGTCCGTCAGCGCCAGCCGATCCCATTCCTGCGGGCTGATCCACGAATCCTCGTGGGCGTTAACCTGATTCAGGAACTTGCGCCGCGACTCCGAGACGGTGTTCTTCGTGTCGAGGACCGACTTCAGAATCTCTTCCAGCGGCAGCCAGAACGAATCGCCCCGAGCGACCTGCAGACCGTCCATGAGCGCCGCGATCCCGGCCTCATACCCTTCCGGGTCCTCCTTCTCCGAGGGAATCTCGGAGACAGGAGTGTCTGCCGGCGCTTCCAGCGCGTCATACAGGAGTCCGGTATCGACGGCTTTGCCTGACTGGACATCCATCCAGTGGTCGTAGGCCCGCTCCGCGACGGTGTCGTTGCCGGGGATGTGCGCGTTGCAGATCGCCAGAACGCGGGAGCCCGGAATCTTCGCGACGTTGCCCTCGATCACGTCGTGCATGTCGACGCCGTCGTTGACGTTGCCGTCCGGACCGACGCCCCACCACTGGGTCTCGTTCTCGATCACCAGCGTGGGCCGGTTCCCCTCCAACGAGGCGGGGGACGAGGTCGCTGCCTCGATCCGGCCACCCTCTTCGGAGTAGATGACGAACTTGTTCACGTCCAGGCCGTAGTCGGACTTCATGTCCTTGGTGATCATCACCGGGAACAGCGAGAACGTGTTCTTCGTCTGGTCCTGGGAGACAGCGGCAATCGTGATCCACGCGGCGTGGCGGCGCTTGCCTACCGGGTTGCCCTCATCGTCCCAATGGCTGAACTCGACTGGGCCGCACAGCTCTACGAGCGCGATGGCGGCGCACAGCGGGTCCTTGCCCCAGCCCTTCATGCGGCGCAGGACCCCCTCGCGGTATGCGTACCGACCCTTCGAGTCGACGGCGTACCACCAGAGGATGAACCGGGCCTGCTCCAGCGTCGGGATGAAAGGCCCACCGCCAGCGGGGGATCGGACGTACTGGGCGAGCCAGTTCAGGACCCCCCAGCCCAACGTCCACTTCGGCAGCGCCCATGAGCCGTCCTCATGGCACAGCCAGACCGGGCCTATCTTGTGGGGCGGCTGGGGGAGAAGCGGCCCCGGATTGAGGTATTCGAGAGCCACTTCCCTCCCTTCCGGTACGATGTCAAATTTGGCGTAGGAACTCCACAGCGGGCTGGATGTTGTACCCGTGCGCGGTGCTACCGGCGAACTTCAGCGCGTCGATGGCTGCCTGGGCGGCGGCGATGCCTTCCCAGATCGGGCGCTGCCCGAGCTCCAGGAGCTGGTGCATGATCGAGTTCTCACCGACGAACCAGTCGGTCGCACGCATGACGATGCGGGCGATGGCGATCTGGTATTCGTGCATGTCGTCGTCCTTGACGGCGGCGTACATGTCCTCGTCGTGCGCGTAGTCCCGGACCTCGAACGGTGCGTTCTCCAGGCCCTCCAGGCGATCCTCCAGGATGCCGTGGGTCTCCGGACCGGCAGTCGCGTGAATCCAGTTGTCCGAGTGGGCGATTCCCTGCTGACGCATCGGGTTGCCCCAGAAGACGACCTTGCGGACCAGGTGCAGCAGGTGGTGGAACTCGCCGTCCGGGTTCATGATGTCGTACTTCAGGACGTAGGCCACGACGCACGCGCCCTGGCTGTAGCCCGCGAGGTTGACCTCGTCGTCGTCATCGACGCGGCGAAGCTGCACCCGCAGCTCCTCGACGCCCTGCATGATCGACTTCCACATCGGGAAGGGGGCAGCGGGGTAGTTGCCGATGGGCTGCCATTTGTACAGGTCGAGGACCTGACGAGCGGTGTCAGCGGGGAGACCGGGGCCCAGCGGATCGGGCTGGCCTGTGCCGTGAACGGTGAACAGCCAGCGCGTCACGCTTTTCCCGAACCACCTTCTTCCAGGGCCGCCGGGGTCTCGATGGCGGCAGGGGTGTGCAGCTCGGGCACCAGCGCATCCTGCTCGGCCAGAAGCGAACTCAGTTTCCCGGCCAGTGGCAGTAGCCGCTTGCAGAACTCCTGACCGAACTGGGCCAGCCACGGGTTGTCCGCGACGTAGGAGCCTTCCGGCCAGCGGCCTTCAGCGGCGCGGCGAACGTCCTCGACACAGGACTCGACGCCGATCAAGGTGCCCAGGACGTTGACGATGTTCCAGGCGTTGCCGTCGATGTTGTAGATGAATCCGAGCAGGGTCTCGATCTGCTTGCCGTCGTCGGCCAGGAACGACCGTGACGGGCCGCGCTTCATGATCTCGTCGTACAGAGCGCGCTGCTCTTGGGGTGAAAGTGCAGACAAAAAGCTGTCCTCTCCGTCCAGTAGGGTCAGGAGCGCATCGCCCTGGGCGAGTGCGCGGTCGTACCGCTCCTTGCGGTGCTTCAGCCAGCTCGGGTACTCCCACGTGGCCGCACCGTTGATCAGCCGCGTGACCTCGTTGAGGTCACGGCGGTCAGCGAGCGCGTTGATCTGCGGGCGGGCAACCGTCCAGTACCAGGCCGCGCCGAGACCGGCCCACCGGAGGTCGGCCAGTTCGCGGGGGTTGTCCACGAAGTACGTCGGCGTCGGCACCAGCCCCCGGTCGAAGCACCACCGCGAGAAGCCCGCGTAGTTCGACGCCCAGGTGAGCATGATCCAGGTGCGCCCCTTGTACTTCCACCGGTCGGTGACCTCGTTGGGGTCGCCGTGCTTGCGTCCGTGGTCGTACTCTTCGGTCGCGTTGAAGTTGTCCGATTCGTGGCCGACCTGCGCGAGGTACATCGCGATCCGGTTGACGTTGGTGCATTCGGCGGCGCGGAGGCCTGCGGAGACCGCCGGCAGAATCTCAGCCGCCCGTGCGTAGTCCAGACCGGTCGCCCGTGCGAGCACGTCGACCCGGTCCGGGCCCACCGGACCGCCGCCCACGGCGGCGAGGTCCGCGAATGCGTAGCCCTTCGGCGGGATCAGCGTGGCCGCTTGGTCGAAGCTGATCCAGTAGTTGTACGGCCAGAACCCCGAGTCCGCGATCCACAGCGCCCGAGCGCCGGGGGTGTCGTCGTAGCCCATGCACGCGACGTAGTGGTACGTCGTGCCGCCCGAGTAGCGCGGGTTGGGGGAGCCCTTCACGCCACGCGGCTTGTTCGACGGGGGAGCGACCCAGTTCATGATGACGCCCCACCCGTTGTCGATGGAGCGGACGATGTGCTCCCACAGCCGATCCTTCTGCGTCTGGGTCGGCGGGTCGTTCTCGATGTAGACGGACGTGTACCGGGCCTCCGGGACGCGGCGGTCGAGCGCCCGCTCGATCAGACCGACGTAGTCGGTACCGCGTGTGGTGGTGCCGATTTCGCGGATCAGGTCCGACTCAGAGACGTACTGGCCGCGACCGCTCAGAACCGACTGGGCGGCGGCAGGGCCGCAGTCCCAGCCTGTCTCCTGCGGGACGATGTTGTGGTCGTAGCGGAGTACGCGCTCCGTCATAGGCTGAACCTCCGGAAAACGTCGAGGGCCCTCTCAGCGACCCGGTCGATGACCGCGTCATCCAGCTCGCCGGGGATCACGTCGGTGATCTCGTCGACGCGGCGTTCGGTCGCTTCGGCCAGGGCCTCCGTGACCGCCGTGACGACGGCGGCAGACAGCGCGGGGATGCGCTTGTCGAGCTCGGCGCGGAGCGCGTCGAGCACCTGGGGGATCAGCGACTCCGCGTGCTTGCGGAGCTCGCGCTCGATGATCGGCTTGACGACCTCTCCGATGGCCTTGCCGATGGTGGTGAGAAAGTTCATGCTGCCTTTCGTGTGCGGTGTCAAGTAGCGTGGTCGCGAGAGCAGGACTCGAACCTGCGAAGCCAGATGGCGACTGCTTTACAGGCAGCTCCCGTTGCCGCTTGGGTATCTCGCGCTGGCAGACACCGAGGGACTCGAACCCCCAACCAGCGGCTTTGGAGACCGCTGCTCTACCAATTGAGCTAGGTGCCTGTGCGGCGGGGGCCCCGTGAGATAGGCCCCCGCCTAAGTTCCCCTCACGCGGCCACGGCACTGCCTGACCGGCGGGGGAAAGTCCGAGCCCGGAGGGGGAGCTGCGCCGAGAGGAAACGCGCTCAACCCCTCCGGACGTGGTTAACCGGAGCTCTTCTGCGCTCCGAGTTGCTCTTTGAACATCTGGGCTACGTCGATCACGACGCCTTCGGCCTCGTTCCGCTCGATTTCGAGCTGGACCCGCCGCCGGTCTCCCTCCGAGACGAGCAGGCCGGTCAGCATCGAGTTGACCGTCGCGAGAATCTGGCCGTTCGGCTTCTCGGACCAGATGAGCTGGTTCGCGAAGTGCAACGCCATCCGGGCGTAGGCCCAGTCACTCTCTTCGTAGTACCGCGCCTGTGCGGACTTCCCGAGGGAGTCCCAGAGCTGCGTGATGATCGGGTGGGCATCTGGGATGCCGATCTTCGGTTGCTTCACCGGCCCCTTGGCCGGCAGTTTGGTCACCGGGTTGTTCGTCTTGTTGCGTCGGACCCGCTGGTCCGACCGCTTACCGATTGGGCCTCGTTCACCCACTGATTGCCTCCTGGGCTTTCGGCGGGCACCTGGCCCGCTACCGACGGCCAGGGTGGCGTTCTGCTGGTCGAAACCTCCTGGCTCTCAACTCGCGCTTCCGGGCGTTGCCCTCCGCGCTCGACTTCTTCCCGTGGCAGCGGCTACACGCTGCCTGCAGGTTGCGGTGACTGTGGTCGTCACCGCGACGGATGTGGTCCACGTCGGTTGCCTTCCCGAGGCAACCGCGAAGACGAATCTGGCATCGGTACCCGTCCCGCTGAAGGACGGGTATCCGGTAGTTCTCTTCCCAGTCGGCGGGCAACCGGGCCCGCCGATCCGAGGTGTTCCAAGTCAAGTGGCTCACCTGAGCCCGTGGATCAGCTGGAAGAGCTCGATCCGCTCACGGTGATTGGACTCCCGTTCACCGCCGCGAAGCCGGGAGCACTTCTGCCCCGGCTGAGCGGAGCAGTAGGAGCACGCGACAGAGCGTGCTTGGGTACGTGATACGTACATGCAGGTTCCTTCCAACCAGTAAGAGAACGACCGGCCCCGAAAGGCCGGTCGAGAACAACCAACTACCCCTAGAGGGAGCGGCTTTAAGGCCGCTCCCGATAAGGACCGACCGACAGGGAGGTCCGTGGGCCAGTCGGCTTTCGGGCCTCCTGGCCCGGACTGACCAACGGCCCGATGAGATCGGGCCTGTTTCGGCGCTGGCCCCAGCGCCTCTGGTCGGCGGCGCGGTGCGCCGCCTCTAGGCCCTCCTTAAATGGTTCCCACGGATTTTGTTCTCACCCTGTATGTACCCGCGAGTGGGTGTTGTACGGAGTCAAATGTGGCCGAGCTCACGAAGAGCTCGAGCCCGACCTGGGGTTTTGTCTCGGGCTCTCGGCGGTTGCGGCTTGAAAACCCGTACATAACCTCGCGGGCGCA